TCTTCAGGGCTTTCGAGACCGCGTTCCGACTGACGCCTCGATGCTTGGCGTAGTCCGCGAACGAGCCCGATCCGGGAGTGTCAACCGCCGTGCTCACCTGTCACCCTCTGAAAGTCAACCGTCAACCACCGTGGAACCTAGTTGGTTTTCGGTCGCCGAACCACCCGCCCAAGGTGTTGGGCCGGAAGAACCTACGGCACTCCACCCCGCCCCACCCCTATCCCCGTTGTTCGCGTTGTTCATCGAACCGCTTGCGCCAGCCGGCGACGCTCGTGTCCGCTGGAGTGTTCTCGTGTGAGCCTTCGACGCGTACGGGGAACGTCTGTCGTGTGGCCTGCCCCTTCCGTGGCGTGAAGGATACGTGCACGTAATAGACTGGCCCTGGACGCCCGCCCTCGACCCGTACAAAGGTCACGCGCTGGCCTGTGGCGTGCTGCACCAGCGAGGCCCTGACCCCGGACGCCTCGATGTCTACCCGCGCGCCGATGGGCTCCACACCGAACGGGGCGCACCACAAATCGAACGGCAGGCCGAGGACGGCGCCTTCGGCGGGGAGCGTCACGATTTCCCCAGGGTTTACCGTGCGCATCAGTGCGCCCCACCTGACCTCTGCACGAGCGCGTTGATGGCCTCGGCGACCGCGTTCGCCCACGCGGTTGTCATCAGGTCGCCATCCACCACGACGGCGACCGGCTTCAGTGCAACAGGAGGAGTCGGCGCAGACCGAGCCCCGGCCCCGCAGAGCAGCGACAGCACGGCTCGCCTGGTCATGCCTGGCCCGCCCCTACGATCTCCACCTTGAACCCCTTCATCGTCCAAAAGCCCTTGGGGTACTCGTAGGAGATGATCACGCCCCCGGCCTCGCCTGGTGCGCCCTGTACCCGGAGGAGCGTGCCGGCCTCCTCGCTCTGCTCCACCGTGACCGTGATGTTCGGCCGCCGACTGTCCGTCTCCGTGAGCTTCGTCACTCCGACCCCAACCGAGACCGCCTCGTGCGGCTTCACCTTCACAGGTGTCCACCAGACGTCGGAGGGTAGACGGAGGACGACCCCCTCGAGAGGAACAGCGACGCGCTCGCCTGGCTGGATCGTCTGCATCTCAGTGAACCGCCGCATTGCGCCACGGGACCGTCCCGAAGGCGAAGACCGTCTCCTGGTCGGCGTCCATCCGCTTGAAGGCCCACGCCTTCGTCCCGGGCGTGTGAAGGCCCGTCAGGTTGTCCGGCATGAACGATTCGACGTACTGCGTGTTACTGCCCTGGCTCGCGTTGTAGACCCCGCCGATCGTGATCGTCCCGCCGTCCGTCGGGATCGTGAAGACCGCGTTCGCGTCGTCCACGCTGACCCGCTGCGCGTTGTGGATCAGCCATCCGGAGATGTCGACGACCGCCGCGCCGCCGCCGCCTGGATGGACGAGGATGTGCTTCCCGGATCCGCCGCCGATCCGATGCCGTTTGTCTTCCCCGATGAACCAGTGATCGTCGTCGGTGTAGTTCGTCTCTTCGGCCATCAGTAGGCTCCGTCTGCCGTCGGCGTCGGGGTCAGGATGCCGCCCGCGATCGGTGTTCCCGTCACAATGCCGCCCGCGACTGGTGTCGGCGTCACGATGCCCCCCGCGACCATCTGCGCCACGACCCCGCCCGCCGTCGGCTGCGGCGTCACGATGCCACCGGCGATCGGCGTGCCAGTGATGACCCCGCCCGTGACGATCGGGGTCCGTACGATCCCGCCCGCGAGCATCGAGGTCGCCGGGGTAATCCCCGACGACACACCCGAATAACTCCAGGCAATGTGCGGCCGGTCGGTCGCGTCGATCGCCCCGTCCGGCGCGACCGGATGCAGCAGGAACGCCAGGAGGATCCCGCACGACGACGCCCGCTTCGATCGCGTGTCCAGGTTCATGGCCCTGAAACGACCTCGTTCCGGTCGTACGTAGTCCCGTTATCACTGACCGTCGCTTTCGCGTCGACGGTCGTCCCGTCATCCGCGTAAATCTTCATCGTGGTCGCGTCCTGAGTGACTCGGTTCCTGAACGCCTTGTACAACCACCCAATTTTTTTCACGAGCGTCGTCGTCGCCGGCGGCGCTTCCTGACCAGGCTCGGCGAACGTGTCCACGTTCAGCACGTCGAGGACTTCCGCGTTCACCTGAGCCGGCGTCGCTCTGGAACTCACCGCCACGTCGATCCGGCCCGTGACCGTCGTCGTCACGCCCACGTCGGCGAGCGCCGTGTCCGCTTCCGTGTTCACCTGAGCGGCCGAGAGGTCATTGAACCCCGTGATCTGCGCGCCCTTCGCCAGCGAGAGCGCCGCGCCCGTCGTGCCGATGTTGTCCCGCGTGGCCTCGAGCGAGTCGGTCGTCTCGTCGAACGTCCCGCTCCCAGCGCCAGTCGCCCGGATCTCCGTGCGCGCCGTCGAGTTCCCGACCTGCTTCCCAGCCAGCAGCCCGAGCCACTGCGCGAGCGACGTGATCCCCGAGAAGAGCGCCGACGGGATCCGCGAGAGCAGGGTCGTCACGCCCGCCGAGTCCGGCGGCGCATTCGTCAAGGTCGTGACCGTGTCGATCGCCCCTGAAGTCGTCGCGAGCTCGCCCGTTCCAGTCCCGTCCTTGATCGTCACGATGGGATAGCCGGCCGTGTGCTCCGCTGGGGCCGCGGTCCCGCGCCAATGCGTCGTGTTGACCTCCGGCCGCCCTGACGCAAACGTGCCCGCGCTGCCGCCAAAGTGGGAGACGTTGACTTCCTGGCGCCCGCCCGACGCGACGATGGCCGATCCCGCGTTCCGCACGACGTTCGCGTCGATCATGCCGTTCGCCGGCTGGTTGATCTGGCCGGCGCCGCTCCCGCGCGTGTAGAGCCCGCCGGCGGCTTCTGCGGCCGCGTTTGGGAGCGCCGTCAGTCCCGCACGGACCCCATCGTCGAGGTCGACGGCGTGCTGTCCGCTCGCGTTCCCGTACGTCTCAATGAGAAACGACTGATCCTCGACGACCTTCGTCGCCGAATCCGCGACCATCACGACGACCTGCGCGGCCTCCATCTCTGTGGCGGTCAGCGAGAAATCCCACATCGCCGTATTGCCCATCGTGATCGCCGTCGGCAGGTTCGTCACGTTCGCCGCCGCGCCGCCATCCTTGGATATTTTGCAATCCCCAGCGGCAGGGGTCCAGTCCGCGCCGACCGCGAAATCAACAACCGCGCGCTTTACGATCGGCACGTAAATGTGTCTGGCGACGCCGTACTTGCTGAGGAAGTTCACGGCCTACGCCGCTCCTCGCAACACGCCGCGCCCGTGCCGACGCTCGAGACGCGGATACGTGACCCCTCCAGAGCCGATCGACAGCGCCACCGAGAGTTCCGGGATCGGCAGGTTCGCCAGTTCAGCCCACCGCCGCGAGTACTCGCGCGCCTCAAACGCCGTCAGCGCCCGGTTGTAAATCCGCGCCTCGAGCACATGACAGCCTGGATTGCGCGTGGTGATGTCCGACGACGCACAGCCGATCCCGATCTGCGGCGTCACAGAAATGGCGGCGCTCGCCGCTCGAGTGTCCGACGCCGCCTGCACGCCGTCGAGGTACAGGAACTGTGCCCCGTTGACGATCGTGAACACGCCCACATGCAGCCGGGTGTTCGCGGGGGCTCCGGAGCCCGTGACGTGCCGCAGAGTCGCGCCGTCATTCCATCCGCCGTCGTAGACGCCCGTGTTGGTGTAGCCGATCTTGTATTGCATGAACGGCGTCGTGTCCGTGTTCGTGTACGTGACACAGAAGATTTCTGACGAGTTGGCCGGCGCCGCCACCTGCCACCAGACCGCCATCAAGGACACCGGGAGCAGGCCGTTGAGATACGCCGGCGAGGCCACGCGAGCGCCCCGGTTGTTGGCCGTGCAGTTCAGCCCGAGACCGAACTGCGTGCCGTTCGTGACCGTGCTCGCGAGCCGAGGGAGTTGCGTCAGCGGCCGGATCTGGTTCACTGAGGCGATCGGATCGTTCCAGTAGAACAGCAGCCCGCGCGTCTGATCCCAGACGTCGTGCCACTGCGCCTCCAGCTTCACCCCAGCAGACGGCTGCGCCGGCCGAAGGGGCGTCACCTGTGGGACGAATGGAACAGAGATAACCGCCATTTACACCGTGATCCCGTAGGTCCAGGGCGTGATCTTCACAACCGCACTGGTGCCGCCGTCGTTGTTCATGTTCTGGGCCGTGCCGTTGCGGATGTAGAAATCGACGTCGATGCCGTTGCCGATCCCCGCCAGCGAGATCACGATCGTCCGACGCTGGAGGGCGTCGGCCGCCGCAATCACCCAGGATCCGAAATACCGCGCGCCACCGGGCGCCGAGCCTGACGGGGCGTCCGTGTCGTCGTCCGTCCCGTCGGTGTCCTTCAGCAGCCCCCAGAGCTCGACCACTGTGCCCGCGACGGGAGCCGCCGCCCAATCCGGGAACTCCGCCATTGCATTGGCATAGGGCGCGTTCGGGTAGGTCGCATCGTCGTTGGAGAACGTCGAGGCCGGCGCACCAGAGAAGTTGCCGGAGGCAATGTCCGTGCTGGTGCTGATGACCGTGACCGCCGAGCCGACGAATTGCTTGGTGGGATAGTCGGCCATTCGTCTACAGCCCGATCAGATCATCGGGAGAGATCGAGCCCTCGACCACCAAGAGCCCCGGCGAGGCATCTGAACCCGTGCCCGTCGCGAACAGCTTCTCGAGGCGTGTCGCGGCCCGCTTCCAGAGCGCCAGCAGCGCCGCCCGCGTGTTGGCGCCACTCGCCCCGCTGAACACGTCATCGAAGAACGCGCGGTTGCTGGCAATGGACGGGTTCACGCCGTCCTGCAGATACAACGCGATGGTTTGCAGCCGTGTCTGGTTGGCCGACGTCAGGCCGGCGAGCTCGGAGCCGTTGAAGGCTTTCCCGACGGCATTGATGCTGACGTTGGACTTCCAGACCGTGAAGGCCGGCGAGGCATTGGCGTTGTAGAGCGCCGCTAAAGCCTCGAGGTTGCCGACGGTGTAGATCGCCAGCGCGTCGGAGTTGGCGAGAATGTCAGCCTTGAGCGCGTTGCGCTGGGCCGTGGAGAGCACGACGCCACGCGCATGGAGCGGGGCCAGCACCAGCAGGGCGAGCGCGAGAACGAGCAGGGTTCGGTGAGCGTGGCGCACTTACTTCACCGCCGGCAGCGCCAGCGTGATAGCGTCCACCGTGGCCGTGAACGGCTGCACCTGGCCATTGGCCATGGTGAGCGTGCCCGAGATCCGGATCGTCGGCAGCGTGGGGCTCGGCATCTTCGGGATCACCACCGAGAAGGCCAGCGCCGTGGTACACGCCGTCGCCGTCTGGGCCACCTTCAGCGGATCCACGTTGCGGGCACAGCCCGTGACCGTCCAACTGCCCGCCGACGTCTGCGCCGGCACGTCAAAGGTGACATCCCCCGTAGCGGTATCTCGAGCCGAGGCTGGCACCGTCTGCACAATGTTCGGGGCTGTCGTGCCGGGGGGATCCAGGGTGATCTGATACTCGGAGGCGTTCACGCCGTCGTGCGTCAGCATGACTTTGAACGCCTTGCCCGCGTCAATGGACGTCTGCGCCGACGCCACCACAGGCAGGAGCAGACACAGACTCACCAGAGCGTAGTACTTCTTCACGCGTGTTTCCTTTCGTTCAGTTTGGCGGCCATGGCGTCGTCAATCTCCCGCGCCCGATCGGCCTGCGTCAGACGCGCTCGCCGTGTCGCGGCTGCCCGCACTGCCCCCTGATGGATCGGGGCCAGATACGCCTCGGCCGTCTGCTGGCCGGATCCGGTGTACGTCACCCCGTGCCGGGCTCGGCTGGCAATGCGGATCCGCACCTCCGGCGTCAGCCTCGACAGCCAGGCGTCACGTCGCGCCAGTGGGAGCGCCACATAGATCGCCGCCAACTGGGCGAGATCCGCACGGCCCAACTCGCGGGTTTTCACTAACTGGCAGTATGAAAGAGAGTCAGTCTAGACGGCAGTGGGTTGCGCCGTCTGTGCGCTATGTGCGCTGTGTGTGGTGCTGGACACCGAGACGCTGGACATACGCCACAGCGTCCGCTCGAGCGATACGCCACCGGCCCCGCTGCCGCGGCTTGGACTGTGACCGCACTAACACCGCCGGCAATTCACCGGCCTTGATCTCGGCCCGGATGAAACTGTCTGAGAACCCAGCCATGACGGCCACTTCTTGTGGCGTCATCCAGCGCGGTTCGCTCATGCCTGCTCCTGATCGCCGCGCCTAAAGTCTTCGACTAGCTCGTCCAACGTCAACGCGACAAAGAGCGCCAGCGAAGCCGCGCCGAGACCATAAGCCCCGGCGATGCCAATCAACGACGCGAACCACATCCACGAGACGAGTTTGCGCGCGCCTTGGTCTGTCATTATTCTCCCTGCTCCTGATCACCGCGGGAGGCCCAACACGCCACGTCTTGATACTGCGGATCTAGCGAGACTTCCTGTATCAAGCCGCAATCCTCACAGCGCCTACGCTGGACCCACGACACCTCTCCAGTAAACGCTCTCGCGAGCCCCTCATTGTCGCGCTTGTGAATCGTCCACAGACCCCAGCGATGCCGACGCAGCGACCAAAACCATTTCGCCATGCGTGCTACTCCTTCCCTGCCTGCGTCCTCGTGCGGCTCCTGCTCTCGCTCGCTCATCGCTGGGCCGTCCTCTCCGCTTCAGCCGCTTTCACGAGGCACGAAATGCTCGCAGCCAGATCGAATACCGACCGCGCCGGGACCGCCAGATACGCATGGCCGCGCTCGTCGTGGCGCGTCTCACACGCCAGAACAGCCTTGAGAGCATCCAGTAATTCGTCATACGTCGGCATCTACTTACCCTCCCGGTCGCCTGCGGTCAGCGCATCAAGGTGCTTCCCGCAGCCCGCAGGTGACGCACTGCGCGTTCTCGTATCGAGCCGCCCGCGCTTCGAGGTCCGCGACCTTCGCCTGACTGTCTGCCAGCAGCCGACGCAAGCCCGCCGCCGAGGCTTCCAGCTTCTCGGCTCTCAGCGCGTCCAGTTGCCGGGAGAGATCCGCGACCTTGGCCTCCGCGGCATACGCGCGGCTTCGCATGCGTCGGGCCAGTTCACGCGTGCTCACCGTGCCGTCATCAACGCCGATCAACTCAGCCCTGACTTCGTCGGCTCGCGCCTGCGCGGCGTCGAGCGTCGAGAGCAGCAGGGCAACGTCCGTGCGGGCATGGGCGATGAACTCACCATTACCACTTTGGTGCGCCGCTCGCGCCTCATTCGAGACAAATCTCCTATCGCCCGCACTGACCGTCGCGACGGACTGAGCGAAGTCGGCTTGCACGACAACGGATCGCGACCCGGCAAAGTAAATCCACGGCCCAGGCGTGGCATTCGCTACCCGCTCCCGGATCGCCCGGATCTGCTCGTCCATCAGGATCGTGTCCTCCATGCCTGATCGCTCCTTCTCTCCCGTCCTGCGCCCTCTACAGCGGATCCGGATCCCGCCCGTCCCACCGGGGCCGCGCGACCTTATGACCTGTCGCCATGTAATCCCCTCGCCGCACAGAGGCCTGGAACCGCGCAATCGCCTCGGCGACGGCCCGATCGCACTGGGCGCAGCCGACCGCCGTCTGATGGTCGCTCCAGGCCGTGCCGAACGCGCAGACGAGCCCCTCGCCCAGGTCCGCCGCGAAGAGACGCCGCTGCGTCACATCCGGACCTGATGCACGGACCCGAGCGAAGAACCCAGCCCGCGCCCTTCCGTGAGCGGCACCCGTCGCCCGATCGCCCCGTTCCAGACGGTCTCGAGCGCCTCGCCTGCGGCGTCAGGGCGCCTCCTTCGTCGGCGTGCCGACTGCACTGCGCCCCTTGTCCGTGAGCGTCCAGCCGTGCTCCGATGGCACAACACACCCCTTGATCCGGAGCCGCGAGAGCGTGTTCCTCGTCGCCGCGTCGTGTTGCGCCGCCGAGGCGCCGCGGGCGACCGGAACCGCTCGCCGGAGCGCGTCGAGCTGCCGCGTGCCGCCGGCGATCCGCGTCAGGATCGCCGCCTCGCGCGGGCTGACCGCCGTCGACGTCGAGAGCATCGAGACCCGCCGCGGCTTCGGAACCTTGCGCGCGATCGTGACCGTCCGCGGCGGCGCCTCCGGCCCCAGACAGAGCACCTCGCGCACGGAGACGATGAGCGACTCGACCTTCCGCAGTTGCTCCGTCAGCGCCTCGCGCTTCCCCTCGAGGTCGGTCAACATCCGCGCGTAGAGGTCGTCAGCCATTCACTCCCCCGTATCGCCGGCCTGCTCGAGCTTGTAATCCCGCACGGCCGTCGCCGCGAGGTCGTGCGTCCCAGTGAACCCATGGACCGTGCGAGCCTTCCGCGGCGGCGGCGCCTCGATGACCGCCGGCGGCGGCGACCCGGCGTGATCGCGACACCGTCGCAACACCCAGCGATCGGACGTGTCACCCTGCCCGGACACCTCGAGGTACGGGTCGCCCGGACGGATCGTCTGATGTCCCTCGCACCGTCCGCACGTGAGCGGCGCCGTCGCGAGCTTCCAGACCTTCACGACGCCCGATCCTTCCGTCGCACCCAGGCCTCGTCGACGAGCGGCGCCGCGTCGACGGCCTGCGGATACACGACATCGGGCCGCGACCGTCCCGAGGCGTACGCGGACCGTCCCGGCCGGTCGACGGCCCGGATCAGCCAGTCGCTCAGAAACCGCGTCATCCCGCGCGCCGTCTTCCGGCGCCCCGACTTGCCCGTCACCCAGACCAGCGCCTTCCGCATTTCCCCCATCACGTCGAGCCCCGGGAAGTGTCCCTTCCACTCGTCGACCTGCCGACGGCGCAGACACCAGGTCTGACCGTCCGGTCCGATCGTGGGGAACTCCAGGAGCACCGGCGAGTCGTCCGGCTCGCGCGCCGCTGGCGGCGCCGAGCTGACGCTCTTCCCGGGAGAGGGTGAGGGAGCGGGAGAGGGTGAGGGAGTGCGGCGATCTCCGTCCTGCCGGTCCGAACTCGGCGGACACTGTCCGCCGTTCGGCGCCGGGCCGACTTTCGCGATCCGCTCCAGCTCGCGCTTTCGCCGCTTCGCGACGTAGTCGGGCGCGTGATGCCACAGGTCATGGACGCGATAGCCGCCGACACCGTCCGGCACGGGTTCGATGAACCCTCGGCCTTCCGGTTGCCCGCAATCGATGAGCGCCCGCGCCAGTGCGCCAGGCTCGCCCGTCCATCCGACCGTCGCCTCGATGTCGTCCGCCGTTCCGACGTACTCGTCGCCGTGTTCGTAACAGGCATCCCAGAGCAGCTCGAGCGCGCCCCGCGCGAGCATCGGCGAGCCGAGCGCCCGTGAGAGCCGCTTGAACTTCCGATGCGCCGTGAGACCGGGCCGCGCCATCCCTAGACCGCCTTCCAGACGGTATTGCGGACGCCGCTCGAGCCCGGACGGAACCCGTCGGCGACGACGAGCCCGGCCTTCACGAGCGGCACCCGCCGCGCGTTGATCACGTTCCGCTCGAGGTCGAGGAGATCCGCGGCCTCGCGGTCCGTGAGCCCGACCGGTCGATCCTTCAGCGCCACGAGATACCGAACCGTTTGCGTCAGTGCCCGCGGCTCGGCGGACACCGCGCCCGCGCGCGACGCGTGTCGGCTCTGCGGCGTGACGCCAGAGAACGGAAGGACACTGTCGGTGTAGGGCATCTACTCCCCCGTATCCCCGAACGTCAGCGTCGGCGGCGTGAACCGTTGCACCCGACAGGCGTGCTCCTGGAGCCAGGCCGCCCAATTCTCGACGGCCACGACCCGGACGTACTGCGGAACTCTCGAATGCCCGAACGCCTCGACGACCGCATCCGATCGGACCACCCAGAGCAGATCCACGTCCGCGTTCCCCTCGACCGTGATCTTGTTCAGCCCGATCAAGGCGTGGACGATCGGGTCGACGCTGACGATGTTCCAGGTCTCGGTAACTCCGCAGTCCCGGCCGCGCTGGAGAATGTGGTGATGGTGCAGACGACCGAGCGCCTCGATCGAGTGCGGGTTCGCCCGCCGTCCCGTCAGCCGACAGCGGAGGCCGTCCCGCTTGTCGACGGCCGCGTAGACTTTCCGCTGATGCGCGTCTTCGTCGCGCTTCGCCTTCTTCTTCGAGACGATCCGAGGCTCGCCCTTCCAGATCGGTTCCCCGCTCTGTGCGCGGAGTGAACTGTGGAGCTGCTCGTCCATCAGGCGATCGCCTCCATGACGTTTGAGCCGAGGTTCGCGCTGATGACCGCGGCGGCCAGATGCGGCGGCACGGAGTTCCCGACGAGCCGCGTCTGAACGCCCTTCGTGAACTTCCGGGTGACGCCGTCGCGCTTGCCTCGGTCGATGACGTAGGAGCGCGGGAAGCCCTGCGCCAGAAACAGCTCGCGGGGCGTCAGCATCCGCATCCCGATGTCGACGAGCACGTACTCTTCACCGGCGATCGTCACGATGACGAGCCCAACGCGATCCTTCGTCGTCACGGTGTCGAGCGGGTTCCAGAGCGAGCGCGCGACGCCGGTCCCGAAGAACTTCACGAGGAAGGCCCTGACCTCCGCCAGGTGCGTGCCGCCGGCCGTCAGAGTCGGGACCGGCTCCCGCACGTCCTGCGATGTGTGGACGTGGTCGAGCAGCCCGCCGCGGAGCTTCACGAGGTTCGACGTCACGAGCCCGAAGCGGTTCGAGGTGTCGAGCGTCGTCAGCGGTTCGCGCATCCCTTGCCCGCGAACGCTCCCCTCGGTGCGCTCGGTGTTGAACCGTGTCAGATGCGCCGTGACAAGCGCCTTGGTGTCGCGGGTCGTGACGGTGTCGAGCGGCCGCTCCGGATGCTGTCCGGTGGCCTCGTGCCCGGCGTTGTGCTTCGCGAGGAACGCCGCGACCAGCGCGCCCTGACTCCCGAGCGCCGTGATGGTCGGATATGGCGCCTGAATGTCGAGCACGCGCGGCGCCTGCTCCCCGTGCCGCCCGTGGCGTTCGCCGTTCCGGGTGTTGATGAGCGTCGGCACCACGAGCGCGTGATGGTCCGACGTCGTCACCGTGCCCATTGGGTCGTCGAGCTGAGAGAACCTGCCGGCGTTCTGGCCCCGGTCCCCACCGTAGTGCTTGACGAGGAACGGCGTCGCCAGCCCGAAGACGTGCGCGTCGGTGGCCTTGATCGTCCGTAGCGGAGCCCCGATCGCGTCGACCATGTTTTCGTCCTGCCGGTAGCCACGCGGCGGCACGACGTAAGGCGCGATGATGCCGTTCTCGCCGATCGGGATGATGAATGGGTCGACCGCCTCGATGACGTAGCGGACGACGCCGCGCGCGACGCGCCGCAGCGTGTTGTCCGCGAGCGGGCGCTTCGGTGCCGGCACCCCGTAGAACCGCCCCCACTCCTTCGCTTCTTCAGGCGTCAGGAAGATCGACGGGACGGGCAGGTTGAAGTCGATGCACTCGGCCGCCGTCCGGAACGGCCGGGTTCGTTTCGGTCCATGCGTCGGCTCCGGCCAGACGATCGGCAGGCCATCGCACCTGGCGATCATCACCATCCGCTGCCGCGACGTGGGCGCCCCATAGTGCGACGCCCGGAGCTTGCGCCACTCGATCCGGTCGTAGCCGGCGTTCTTCAACCGCCGAACAAGGCGCTTCCAGTAGGTGCCGCGCTTTGTCGGATCGGGCTTCCACTCGCCGCGGCCGACTTCGATCAGCGGCCCCCAGTCCTCAAGCTCCTCGACGTTCTCCATGAAGATGCACCGGGGCTTGGCGATCGTCGACTCGGCCCAATGCACCATCACCCACGCGAGCCCGCGGATCCGGACCGACTTCCGTTTGTCGCGGAACGGCTTCCCGCCCTTGGCTTTCGAGTGGTACGTGCAGTCCGGCGAGAACCACGCGAACGCAAACCGCCGGCCGCCGGCGTGCGTCGTCGCGACGGTGTCAGGGTCGTAGTTGAAGACGTCGCCCTTCAGGTGCTCGGTTCCCGGGTGGTTCTGCTCGTGCATCGCGAGCGCGTCGGCGTCGTGGTTGATCGCGATGTCCGGTGAACGGCCGAGCACCATCTCGATCCCGGTCGAGGCTCCGCCGCCGCCGGCGAACAGGTCCGCCACGGCTTCGTCCTGGTAGAGCCGAATGAGCGGCGCGCGCGTTGACATCAGAACCTCGACTCCGCGTCGTCGATCGCCCGCTGCTGAGCGGCGGCCTCTTCATCGATCGGCGGACGCGACACCCGAGCGACCGGCGTGACGACCTGGCGCGTCGTGTCCCTCCGCTGCTCGACCTTCGTCCGCGATCCCGTGCGCGGCTCCATCGTGCGCTCGCAGCAGGGGCAGAAGTCCTTCGTGTGGTCGTCCGTGTAGAACACCTGGTTGCAGCCCGGATCGAGACACGTAAGCTTGTGCGCGCCCTTGCCGAAGGTCCAGATCGGGCCGGCCCAGTCCGTCGTCCCGTGTTTCGGGCCGCTCAGGTACTGCACCCGGACGAACGTCTTGCCGTCCGACTTCCGCGGATAGGTCCGTTTCACGACCGCCGTGACCTTCTCACCGGAGGATCGGAGGACGGTCGTCACAATGTCGCCGTCCTGCCAGTGCTTCGATCGGCGTTCGAAGTCGTCTTTCATGAAGCCCTCCGGATGTCCTCGTTCGGCAACGGGATGTCGATCTCGAGCTTCGTCTTGGCCCACGGGATCAGCCAGTCGATGAAGTAGATGCACTCCTCAACCGACATCTCCGACGTGTGCGGCCGCACGGGGACTTCGCGGCCGCTGATCGGCGAGGTCATCCAGCCCCAGCACTCCCCCATGAGATCCCGCTTCGTCTCCTCGACGCTCTGCCCGCAGAATTCCGCCACGAGCGGGAAGCAGACGGCGTGCAGGTAGGCGTTCTGCGGGTGCGTCCGCTGCCGGGGTGTCTGCTCGACGGTCAGCGATCCGTCGAAGTCCGGCAGCCGACGGAGCGAGCGGATAAAGGCCGGCAGATCGGCGTACTCGATGCGGCCGCTCTTCACCCGGATCGCCGTCGAGACAGAGGCGCGGATCATCTACTTCGTCCGCGTCGCCTTCGCCCGCACGCCCCCGGCGTCGTACGACTCGACGCCAGGGATCGCCAGCGTCGACTTGTCCGCCTTCGCCCGCTTCCGGAGGTAACTCCAGTTGAGCGCGATGCACGCCAGCGGCGCGCGGGTGTCGAGGATGGCCTTCAACAGCTTCAGGACTTCGACCTTCTGCGCGTCGCTCAGGGCCTCGATGTCTGGCGCCTGGTCGGCGTCGCGCGGCGTGCCGGCGATCGTGGCCGTCCAGTTCTCGACGACCGTCGAGCCCTTGAGCACCGGCGCGGCCGCGGTCGGCGGCGCCTGCACCGGCGGCGCGACGGCCGTCTCGGCTTCGCGCTGGAGCTGCTGCACGACGGCGGCCGGGGCTTTGCTTTGTTCGGCTTCCCGCGCGCGCGCGGCGAACTCTTCCCGCGCCTTCCGGTTCTCTTCTTCCTGCGCCTTCCGTCGAGCCTCGGCCTCGATCGCCTGGAGCCGACGATGCTCGCCCTTTATCCGCTCGCCGACCGTCGCGAGCGCCTGACGTCCGGGCTCGAGCCACTCGGCAAGCGTCGAGGTGATCCCCTTGTGCAGCCGGTTCGCGATCTCCCGCGGGTCCGCGAAGTGCTCCTCGACGGCCTTCTGGCTTGCCCTGACAGCCGTCAGAGCCACGTCGGCGCGTTTCAGGCCGTCTCCCCCCTTGATGTCGACCGCGAGCGCGTAGCGAGCCGCCTCGTCGAGCGCCGCCCGAAGTGCCACATTCGGCACGAACCGGATCAGGCCAGGGAGCGGGAAGTCCGGCGGGAGGATCTCCATCAGCGAGACTGCGGGCGGCTCGGCCGGCGGCGCGGGAGGTTGCCTCGTCTCCGTCGCCGGTTCGTCCGTCAGCGGGATCTCCGGCTCCTCGTCGAGCGGGATCGCGGGCTCGTCGTCGAGTTCGAGCGTCTCGGGCATCATCGGGCAGTCCTCCGCGCCGCCTGGCGCTGGTACACGCAGACGCACGCACGGAAAGCCGCGGCGTCCGTCCAGTCGGTGTAGGGGTGGATCCGATACGGCACGCCGAGTTCGGGCGTGAGCTGCACGCTCCAGCGTTCCGCGATCGGCTCGCCCGGATGTTCTTCGTCCCATAGGAGTTGATAGGCCGCCGTCTGGACGTCGGCGCCGGCGTCGCGCGGGTCGCCGATCTTGATGTCGATCAAGATGCGATGTTCCGGCGCCGGGAACCGCGAGAAGATCCCGTCGAGCGTGCCGCACACGCCGAGGCCGGCGTGAAAGAGACGCCGTTCCCTGGTCGACGGCACGAGGCCGGTGTTCTCGAGGAACGCCGCCCAGGCCTCGACGAACGGCGCGACGTCCGGATGCACGTTGCCCCAGACGATGTCGTCGTCGTCGAAGGCATGGCAGTCCGCGTGCACCGCGGTCCCGAGATCGCGCCGGTAGTCGATGCGATCGCCGAGCCGGCCCGAGAGGCTCTTCAGGTGCTCGAAGTCCGCCGAGATCCCGACCGCGCGAAGGATCTGCGTGACGCTCGGCACGATGACGCCGTCCGGCCGGCGATACGTGTGCGTCTCCGCTTCGAAGGCGAGGTCGGCGCCCGTGAGCACGGCGGCCCTCATGCGTCCTCGCCGACGGGCTCGATCGATTCCAGGATCGGCGCGTTGCCGGCCTGCTTCGCGGCCCGCGTCGAGAGTTCGACGACGGCCTGCGTGTCCCTGAGCCCCTTCGCCGCGGCAATCAAGTCCGCGTTCCGCGTCGCGCACTTGAACCCGCTACTGAGCGTGATCAGCGTCCCGCCCGGACGCTCGTCGACCGTCACGATCATCCCCACCCAGGCCGGCGCATTCGCCGGCGCCGTAGCCGGCGGCTCGGGTTGAGGCTCCGGAGCCGCCGACGTTGCAGGGGGCTGAGGGTTGACGACCGGGACAGGCTGGGACGACTGCTCGGATTTCCGGACGGACGGCTTCGGGCTCGAGACGACCGACACGACCGGCGCGTCGTCGTAGGCGCGCTGGCCGTCCATCTCTTCGGCCGTCGGCTCGCCGCCGAATTCTTCCGGGAACGCTTCACGCAGGCCGGCGGCCTCCGTGCACTTCGTGAGCATCTGGATCGGCGCCTTCGTCCATCGCTCGTTGACCGTCTCGACGTCGTTCTTGACCTTCGTCCCGACGCACTCGGCGAACCAGACCTTGACCGGGAACGGGACTTTTTCCTGCGCCTTCTCGTTCCACCGGTAAAAGGTCATCGCGCACCAGGCCGGGGCCTTGACGCCGAGAAGCTCGAGGGGCTCCCCGAACACCGGCTCGGTGTGTCCGAGATAGAGCCCGGTCCGCTGCGCCGTCGTCCGATATTCGTAGATCCCCGGCATCACGACGTCGCGCCAGGCCCATTCGCCGTTGACCTTCACGCGCATCGGCACGATATGGCACGGCTTCTTCATGGGGTCGAGCTGCCGCGATTTGCAGTAGTCCCAGACCATCAGCGCCGAGTCCGGACGCGCGCCCGGATATAGGTTGAAGAGCGTCCGCCACTGCGGTTCGGTGATGCCGCGCTTGATGACGGGTTCCGGGAGATCCGACTTCTGGACGAGCTCGATCGCGGACATGTCAGAGCGCCTCCAAGGATCGGCCGTAGGCCATGACCGCGGCGTCGGCGAGGGTCTCGAAGAAGATCCGCTCGTTCGTCGTCATCATCCGGACGCCGAAGGCTTCGAGCGCCTTCCCGACCGCCGCACGCCGCGCCTCGAGCCGCGCCTCCGCGCACCGTGAGGGCAGGCAGGACGCGATCGCCCGCCGTGCGACGCCGCGATAGACGGAGGCTTCCTCGAGCCCTGCGACCCCCTGCGTCGCGAGCGCCCGGATGTCGGAGAATGGCAACTCGTGCCGGGTCGAGACGATCGACGCGAGCACGTTCGCGATCCCCTCGACCTGTTCCAAGTCGCGCGTGGCTTTCTCGAGGACGACCGACTGCGCGTCTTCACAGGACAGGCGCACGCCGCCAAGCGCGAAGTGATTCGCCCGGGAGACGCCACAGGCGCACCGGGCGGTCGGAGGTTGACTCATCGAATGGGTAACGGGTATCTTGTGTAAGGACACGGTTTTCCTTTCTGGCCCGGTTTTGCAGCCCGGGCCTTTTCCTTTTCAGGCCGTCCTCTTCCACGTCACCAGCCGACAGATCGCACAGAACCGGAACCCCCCGAGCTTCGTGTCGTGCCGCGCGTCCTCTTCGTGCCCGCACGAGAGCACCGCTCGCCAGCGACCCGCGACGCAGAGCATCCCGACGATCTGTTTCATCCCGTTCCGCATCAGGCCCTCAGTTCTCGAATCGGCGCGTCTTCCCGTCGAGGCCATTCCGGCATTGACCCGAGCCGGATCGTCACGTCGCTCGGCTGCCAACTCCGCGCCCGGATCACCGGGAACGAGACCGCCTCGAGCACCCGCAGATCCCGACGCACCGTCCGCGTACTGCATCCGAGTTCCTCGGCCAACTCCGAGAGACGCCAGGACCGTTGTCGGAGCAGGACGAGCACCTTCCACATGCGAACGAACTGCGCGCCGCGCGGTCGGCTCATGACGCCTTGCCGTACCGCTTCAGCCACTCGGCGAACGACATCGGCTTTCGGATCTGGTGCCGAGCCTCGTCGCCTTTCTGCGTCTGTCGGTACCGCACCGGCTCGCCGCCCCACGCCGCAAACTTGCGCGCCGTGTCCAGACGGAGATCCGGCGTCCAACCGATCGCGATGAGGAACCGTGACCAGCGCGTCACTGACAGCCCGCGCCTTTCGGGAGTTGCGTCTTCGGGACGGCCGCGATCGCCGACGTCATTCCGAGAGCGATCGGAACGTCCAACCTGATCGGCTCTGTTCGCTGATAGCCGCTCACGACATAGAGACAGACGCCCTCGGTGTCGTACACGTCCACCCTGAAGCGCCGGTCCATGTTCTCGGTGTCCGCGTTGTCGATCCCGGGCAACCATCCGAGTTGCCAGGACTTCATCGGCCGCGCCGGCGCCTCCTGCGCCCTCGCCGTCTCGACGCCGAGGTAGATCAGGACCGCGAGCGACGCGCCGACGATGAGCCCCCAGACGAGCCACACCCAGAGCGGAAGCTCCGGGAGAAACGGCCGCTCGTAGTAGCCGGGATCCGTCTCGGGTCCGGGTGGAGTAGGCGGGTCGATCGGGTTCTCTCTCATGACGTGAACACCCCCGCGAGAAAGCCGGCCGACGCGACAACGAAGATCCACGGGATCAACTTCTTCATCGGGAGCCTCAACTAAACACGTGATCCGGTTCGATCCCGAGCCGGGCGCACTCCGCGATCCGCTCGGCTTCCTCGAACGCGCTGGCCTGCGACGGCGGCGGGTGCATGTCGTCTTCGGAGAGCCACGCCTCGACAGCGACTTCGCGCAGGAAGATCCGGCGCCCGATCCGCTTCACGCACGGCGCCGGAAACTCTCCGCGTGAGACCATGCCGCGCACTTCACGCTCGGACCGCCCGAGCTTCGCGGCCGTCTCTCCGATCGACAGAAGGCGCCAGGTCGACACACGCTCACCCAGCTCAGCAGGCGAAGCACGCGTTGAAGAACCACCAGAAGGAGTACGGCTCGAGCGTCGCGCAGAGCGCGCAGCGAGCTTGATCGGGATCGCCGATGATCACATCCGCGCCCGCCGCCGTCGCGAGGCCGAGCAGCCCCAGGCAGCAGAGCACCTGCGCCGTGCGCCAGAGCACGCGCCCGCGCCCGGACGTCGCGCGGTACAACCCGCGGACCGCGTAGACCGAGCCGAACGACCAGACCAGCAATTCAATCCAGAACATCTACCGCTCCTCGAACAGCGCGATTAGGAAGAGGTGCCAGTACCGCCGCCACGGTTGCCGAACCACCCAGCGCACCGCGAGCACCGACCCGATCGCCACGCACGACACCCAGAGCACCGTGATCACAGCGAGGCCCTCGCCATCTTCCGGCGGCCAGCCACGCGATCCGCCGCGTCGAGCGCGTTCTCCGCCCCGCAGAGGAACCGGGGGAGACCCATATCGCGCAGCACGAGGGCCGCGAGCGTCGAGACACAATCCTCGGGGAGCATCGCGAGCCTGTAGAGCGAGATATGTCCGTCGCCCGCGAGCTGCTGATCCAGCTGCGCCCGGCTGATCTCCATCCAGAGCGCCGCTTTCTCCCGGCTGACGTCGCAGATCCGGAGCATCTCGTCGAAGCGATCCGCCATCGACCGGACGACCGGATCCTCGCGACGGAGGGCCGCGGCCCACGACGGCGGACAGAGTGTGAAAGTCATACGCGCCTTCGCTTTTTCCTCTCTTGAGAACTGCCTAGTTCACGAGAGACACGGTCGTCGGCGAGACTCGTCGGCATGATGAACACGACATCAGGCGACGGCCTCACGCGCCGGGAACAAATCCTCAATCTGGCAACCGAAGAACTCCGCGAGCTTCCGCGCCGTGTCGATGGTCAACGTCGTGTATTTGCCGAGCACGAAGTTACTGACCATCGAAGGCGTCAGGCCGGTCTCCTCGCAGACCTCCGCCTGCTTCACCTTCGCGAGCGCAATCGCGATCCGGAGCTTGTTCGGCATTTCTCCGAGCGGGACGGCTCGCATCGCGTCGATTTGTTCCGGACTGAGCGGCTTCGGCATTGCGTCGAAACACAAGCTACACCCCTAGTTCATGTGTTGCAAGATAAATTTGTGCTTGAACACACGGAGCAATATTGCGGTCAGGCGCAAGTGGTGTCGGGTCTTGTGCTTACGGAAAATTCTTGCTTGCGAAAAAATATGGAGACGGGCTATCGTCCCGGTGTGCTTGACCCAGCGGCGTTCGGCCGCAACCTGAAGGCTCTCTGTTCTACCCGGTTCCCAGGAAAGAAGAAAAAGGAGATCGCTGCCGAACTCGACGTCACCCCGTCGATGTTCAGCAATTGGATCAACGAAAAGGGCGGCGTGCCGGAAGGGGAGACGCTGCTGAAACTAGCGAGACGGCTTCGCGCGACCATCGAGGATCTTGTTGTTGGCGTCGATGCGGACTACGACATCTTGCGGCGCGGAAAAATTCCCAGTAAAAAAACCATACGCGATCAGCCTGGCTCTGGTGTAAAAGAGACCCCTCCAGCTCATCAAGACCGAACCAAGGGAGGGGCCATCGGTGACCAGGATCCGGCTCGTACACTCACAGCCTTTAGCAACGACCTTCGAGGATTCGGCAACGTCGTCAAGGACGCTCTCGACCACTTCGCCCGAGAAGCCGAAGAGAGCTTTGGGGGACAAGCTCCAGGAACTCGCGCTCCTGTTCCCCGAGAAGATGCGAGCCATCGAAAGGATCGCGGACAGCGGCCTGGACATCCCAAGCGAAAGGCGGGCCACCGATGAAACGCCCATCAAAGGCCCGCACGCCTGGCATCGTTCGACGCCGCGCACCGGCCCGTGGAGACGGCGATCGTAATGAAACGCCAATCTCAGGATGGGAACGATCCCGACGGCGCACGCTCTTGGTCAACCCCCGTCCGCCCGCGGTCCCAGCGACGCTGCAGATCACGCTCGACGAGTACTACGCCGGGTGCGCGCTGGTCGGCATCGTGGCGGCGCAGCCGGAAGAACCGGACAAGGAATGGGTCTGCGACTGGTCGCTCGCGATGGGTGACATGATGGGCGCCGCCGTCAAGATGCGACGCAAGAAACGGTGAGTGTCGCGTCGACACTACCGGTTGAGGTAGTGACACCGGCCGCCGCACCACGGGTAGCGATGGACCTGACCTGTCATACCGATCGCCGAAGCTCTGCTGCTGCGCGCTCTGAGGCGCAGCGCGGAGGCGACGGTGATGACGTTGCGGCTCGCGTACTCAAACCAGGGCAGGAGGCTCGACGAACTCACGGGGCGAAAGCTTGAAATGCTGCGCGCGAAGTTACCAACGCCGCAGTCCTCACTGGCCTCAAAGGCCGCGCATCTTGAACGACTGGATCCCGGAGCTGCGCGAGTGGTCGAAGTCATGATCGATTGCGCGATCCGCCGACGCCTCGCGTCACTGAAGTAGAGGGGGGCACGCGATGACAACCATCGAAGAACCGGCACATACACCCGCGCCGGGTTGGCAGAGCGCCGCGCCGAGCGCCGCCTACGTGGTCGCGCAGCAACGGAACCCAGTGGTCGCGAAAATTTTCTGGGTGGTCTCCATGCTCGCGGCGCTCGTCGCCGGGCTGTTTGGGTTCGTCACCGTCACGCTCGCCAATGGGGCCCCGCAGGAGGCTGCCGGCGCCGCCGTGGCGTGTCTCATTGCCATCGTGCCATACGTGTTCGCTAGAGGCGTGCAGGAACTTCTACGGTGACGACCTACGCGCGACCGTGAGGTCTGGAGCGCACGCGGCGGCGGAAACAGTAACCCTGAAAGGGAAGGACCGCGATGCTCCGTCGCCTGGTCGGGTGGATGCTCCTCCTCGTGTCCCTCGTGCTCATCAACACCACGACACACGGTCAAGCCGTGGGCCCACCCTTCGGCTCGTTCGATTCACCTTCGGACGGCGTAGGGATAGCGGGGGAGGTCGCCGTCACGGGATGGGCGCTCGACAACTCCGGGATCGTGTCGGTCAAGGTGTATCGAGATCCGGTTGTTGGCGAAGTGTCAGGTCTTCTAGTCTTTGTCGGCGATGCGACGTTCGTTGCCGGCGCCAGGCCGGACGTCGCAGCAAAGTTCCCGACCTATCCGAATAGCACACGGGCCGGGTGGGGCTACATGCTCCTCTCGAACTTCCTGCCCAACGGCGGCAACGGCACGTTCCGCCTGCACGCGATCGCCACGGACAACTCAGGCAACTCCGTCACACTGGGCCAACGGACGGTGACGGCGACCAACAGCACTAGTCGCCTGCCATTCGGCACAATCGATACGCCTGCGCAAGGCCAGACCGTCAGCGGAACGATCATCAACTTCGGTTGGGCCTTGACGCCGCAACCGGGGATGATTCCGACCAACGGCTCAACCATCACGGTCTACATCGATAGCATCCCGCGTGGGAATCCATCGTATGGTCACTTTCGACCGGACGTGGCCGGGCTCTTTCCTGGCCTCGCAAACACCAGTGGCGCGATCGGCATCTTCCAGATCGACACGACGAAACTCACTAATGGCGTGCATTCGATCTTCTGGGTGGCCACCGACAACCGAGGCAACACGCAGGGCCTCGGCAGCCGGTTTTTCACCGTCGCGAACGGCGGCCCGAATACGACGTTTGGCGCGGGTCAATGGCGAGTGGGCAGCGAGATCGCCGCGGGCCGGTACTACAGCATCCCTGCGAGCGGTTGTTACTGGGAGCGTCAGTCGGGCTTGAGCGGCAGCCTGAACGACATCATCGCCAATAACTTCATAGGATTCGCCGCGGCGCAGACGATCGTCGACATCTTGCCGACGGATCTTGCGTTCCAGACGGACGCGGACTGCGGGACCTGGTTCAACACACCGCTGAAGGGCCTGCAAACAGTCATCCCGGGGGGCATGTGGTTGGTGGGCGGTCAAATCACACCCGGGATCTACACGACCAACGCGCAAGCAGGCTGCTACTGGGAGCGGCTCCGCGACTTCCGAGGCACACTCGACAGCATCATCGCGAACGACTTCGTCTCTGGCGCTGGCCAGCAGGCCGTCGTCATCTCGGCGACTGACGTCGGCTTCAGTAGCGATAGCGACTGCGGAACCTGGACGCGAGTCTCGTCGCTGACGTCGCTGAGGACCAACGCGCTGCAGCGGTGGCAGTCGTTCGGGGAACTTCAGAACAACCGCGAACTAAACCGTCGAAAGTACGGGTTCTGGCTCGGCAGGTAAAACGGATGACAATCATCAACGGTGGCCAGCCGACCGGTCTCTTCTTCGTCTTCGGGTATCGGGGCCAGCGGATGGACGACGGGCCGTACTTCGTCCGAAGCGCGAGCTCGCGGCGGGAGGCCGAGGAGCACGCCGTCGCCATCCTCGCGGACCGTCGGTGGACGCGAACTGTCGCCGACGATGTCCGCACCAACGCGCGCGTGTTCGACAGCGCCGCTCCGCCAGACGGGCCACGCCTGCGACACCTGACACGTCCGGAGCTCGCGTGACCGTCTTTCGCCCGCGGGACTGCGTGACGTACCGCTATGACTTCTGGCTCTTCGGCCAGCGGCATACGGGGTCGACGTTCGTCACGACCGAGGCCGACGCCGACGCCTTCGAAGCCGCGCTCCGCGCGAAGCTCAGGCGCCGGAAAGCCGGCCTAGACCCGGCCGGGCCCGAGGACACGCCCACCTTCACCGAATGGGCCGGCGCGACCTACACACACGCCGTCAAGCGCAAGAAGTTGAAGCGCCCGGAACAGTTCAAGATCAACCTGAAGATGATCCTCGCGTTCTGGGGCCGGCGGCCGACGAAGGAGGAGCCCGTCGACGAGCCGGCGCCGTATCACAACCTCCGACTCGGCGACCCGATCGCCGATCCGGAATGGCTGGAGAAGTTCGAACTCTGGATGGACGCGCGGAAGTTGAGCGGCAGCCGGCGGAATGCCTACCGCTCGGCGTGCAGCGCGCTCTATCGGGTCGGGCTGATGCCGACGCACCGGAAGCGGAGCCAGGTCCGCGAGAACCCCTTCGAGCGCGGGATCCGCGATCGCGTCCCGAAGCGGATCCGGACCTTCACCCTGGAGCAGCTCCGCGAGATCATCACCCAAGCGCCGGCGCACGTCGGGATCGCCCTCGGGATCGGCGCGCTCGCCCCGAAGCTCCGCCTCCGGAACATCCTCGACCTGAAGTGGGGCGAGCACGTCGACGAGTCACTGACACAGATCGTCGACCCCGACCACAAGACCGATCGACAGACCGGCCTCCCACTCGTCGTGAACGTGTCGAAGGAACTCCGGGCCGTGCTCGAGACCGCGCAGGCGCACCGCCGCGGGCGATACGTGGTGCACTACCGCGGCAAGCACGTCGACGACATCAAGACCGCCCTGAAGCACGCCGTCCAGGCCGCCGCGGGCGCGATCGCGAAGCGCCAGTCGGAGGCGACGGGCAAGCCCGTCGCGCCGGCGCTCCTGTGGGGCCGAGCGAAGGGCGTCACGTTTCATTCGCTCCGGCACACGATGGCGACCGAGCTCGCGCGCATGGGCCTCCCGGAGGCGCTCCGCGCGCGGCTGATGGGACACGCTGACCTGACGACGACCCAGATATACACACACCTCGTCGCGGCCGATGAGACGGCCCCGCTCGAGGCGCTCGGCGCCCGGATGCCCGTCGCGGATGTCATCAAGCGACCTGTGGGAAAATCTGTGGAACGTCCGTCTCGGATCGTGAAAATGTCGAAGCAAACTCGCCGCTCTCCTGCGAGAGCGGCGGATCGTTGATCGCGTGGTTCGATGCGGAAAACCGGGGCCTGACTGGGGCGCATCGAGTGAGCTCTTAATCTGCGGGTTGAAGGTTCGATTCCTTCGCGGCTCACCAGCAATAATCCCCAATAAATACGGCCTCACAACGCGGATCGCCTTGCGGCTCCTGTGGGACGGCAATCTGTCCGATCTGTGGGACAAACTGCGAGGAGTCGATCCGGGAGGCATCCCATGAAGCGCCTGTTCCTCGCCGTCGCTGCGTGCTTGCTCGTGGTGTGCGCCGGCGGCCTCGCCGCGCAGACGTTTGTCTTTGACATCTTCGCGGCCTACACCGACCGGCGCCTGCCGGCCCTGGATCGCGCCTGCCCCGGCGGGTTCGTGTCGAGCTCAGCCCCGATTGTGTACGACAAGACGCTGATCGTGTTCTTCACATGCGGAGATGGCAGCGTCACCGCTCGACGCTACTTCAACGTGCACGACCTGGGAAAGGAAGGGCAGGTTCCGATCCCGGTGTTCGTCGTCCCGAACCCGAACCCGAACCCGCCCGCCGGCACGTGCTCGACCGTTCAGCCGGGGCCGGACTGGACCTGTCGCGACGGCGGATGGTTGCCGCCTGGACGCTGAAGGCAGTTCTCAGGACAGCCATTCGGCGATGAGGTACCCGAGGCCGGTCCCGCACGCCGCGCCGAGCGCGTACGCGCAACCGACGCCGGCGCCGGCCGGCCTGTCCTTCGAACTGTTAGCCCACCAGAGGGCCGAGATGAGGAACCCGACGACCATCGCCGGGCCGATATGTCCCTTGGCGAGCTGGCGCGTGTTCATCGCAACAAGCGACACCTGAAGACAGCCACGCAGGAACATCCGCGCGTAGATGCTCACGCGGCCTCCCAGGCGACCACTTGCGCGACGTAGGCGCAGAGCACGCGATCGGTGAAAGCCTCAGGATGACCGTCCGGATTCTCGAGGAGCCGGTCCCAGGGCGCCGTGTCGAGCGCGACCTCGCTCACGTGATCGGCCGGCCGAGACGGATCGACAAACAGGGATCCATTCGACAGCCGGCGCTCGACCTTCCAGCAGACACCGCCGTGCCGTTTCACAAAATCGAACTCATTAGGGAACCGCACGTCAGTGATCACGGCGACCCGGGGCTGCGCCTCTCGAATCTTCGTGTCCACGCAGCGAATCCATGTGCCGGGATCCTTCTCGCGCTGCGCGACGCCGACCCGCTGCAGCAGGACCGGATCCTTCGTGGTCATGCCGTGGAGTGCGCGACAGACGGCGTACAGGTCATCTGCGAACGAGAACCGCTGCACGTCGCCCGGGAACCGCTCCATCAGAATCCGCGCCGCCGAGTCCTTCCCGTGTCTGGCCTTGTGGCCCAGCCCTATAACGAAAGCCCGATCGATCAACGGTCCTCCACGAGTAGCGTCGCCAGCCGCGCCTTGTGCTCGGCGAGGTAATCCAGAACACTCCAGACTTCCGGCGGCGAGGCGTCAGGCTCGACGATCGCGCCGGCTTTCAACATCACCCAATGCCCTGACCTGTCGAGGTCGCCACCGACCAGGCCGAGGATCCCAGTCCGCCCAACGAGGTAATCCTTCTGCTTGCGAATCGGGCGTAGCCGCATCCCGAAGACGCCCGCGACGAGCAGCATGTCGGGGATGATCAACCCGCGCCGGCGCGCCTTGATCGGATCGACCAGATCCCGCGCGACGACCACGATGTCGCCGTACGGTTCGCCGGTCAGCATCGCGAGGCAGGCGAGGCCGCAGTCCCACGGCTTCCGCTGCGAAACGACCTTGATGCCGCGGCGCTTCGCTCTCACCGCCTTACTTCAACCGGTAGACCGTCGTCGGCCGCAGGATGCCGTCGATCGCCGGACGCATGACGCGCATCGCGGCCAGCCGTCCGGCCTGGCTCAATTCGCGGAGCCGCCAGTGCAACCGGTGGAGGTTGATCCCGGTGACCTTACCCAGTTCGTAGACGGAGAGTCCGTCAGCGGTTCCGGCCGGACTTTGCAGGGCGGCGACCAGCTCGTCGGCGGTGAAGGTCGGAGCCGGCGTCGAGCGTGCGGAGCTCGGCCTTGTACGGTTCGTACTGGAACGAGTCGTCGATCGTGACTTTGCCCTTCCCGTCGGTCTCGATGAGGATCGCCCCGAGGTCGCTGTTGAGCGTCGCACGATAAAACTCCATCTTCTTGATCGCGTACGGCGTGATCAGTTTCCACGCGGGCGTCAGCACGATCCAGCGCCCGTGCGACTTCCCTATGTACTTCATATGCAAATGCGACCGAATGATCAGGTCGGCGTGATTCGCCTTCCCGAGTCCCTCCGCGGTCGCGGAGAAGAGCGCCGAGCGGTCCGCGAGCGTGCCGCGGTAGATCGCGCCGGTCGTCATGTGGTGGGTCACATTCAGCGCAAGCCCGCGCCACGTGCCCTCGAGCACGTAGCCCGTGTAACGACCCGGAGACCATTGCTCCGCGCCGAGGTTCCGGGCGACCGACTCCAGCGTCTCGAAGTGCTTCCCGTCGTGGTATGGCGTGCCGCGCACGATCCAGATCGGGCCGCTGACCTTCGGTGTCAGCATCCCGATAATTTCCTCGGCCGCAGCGCCCTGCTCGAGGAAACTGTCGGAGAGCGCCTCGACGGTGTCGCGCTTCGACGGCGACTCGCCCTCGATGAGGTCGCCGTTCACGATGAGCGCATCGAGCGACGGACACCGCTTCACGAAGTCAGCCCAGCACGCCCACATGTACGAGTAGAACTTCGCGGCCGGATGCACGTGCTCGCCGCCCTGGGGCCACCACTTCGGCGGCACGAGGGCGTAGCGCCCGAGCGCGTGCAGATCCGAGATCACGCCGAGTCGATAGACCACGGCCACTCCTTTTTGTCTCAGTCTTCCGGAGCCTGCCCGCAGAACCCTTGGAGGTCGAATGGAACGCGCGCATCGGCCCGCGCCTGCTGCGCCGCGCTCAACGACGGGCGCGTGATCTTTCCGCAGCCCTTCCGCAGACAGAGGACCAGCCCCTCGCCGAGCGGCTCGAGCTGCTGGTCCTCGCCGCAGTGAGCACACGGGCGCATCGTCACCAGCTCGCCGCGATGATGACCTGCCCTATCACAGGTCCGTGGATCGGGATCCCGATCTGCCCGCCGACTTCCCAGTGCCCGCCGACCTTGACGGCCGCGTGAATCCGCGCGCCGTGCTCGTCGGCAATCGCGACGACCGCGCTCGAGCGTCCCGGCGGCACGATCGCGAACGCGTCCCGGATCGCCTGCCGGATCGGGTCCGTCACCGGCGGACGAGCCTCGAGCGCCGCCGGCGAGAACAGATGCTCGGTCATTTGGGCCGCGGCGTAATCCCCGTGAGCGGGTCTCCGTCGTCCGGGAGCGGATGCTTCGCCAGGAACCCCGCCGCGGCGACGAGGGCGAAGACGAGCGCGACCGCGCCGAGCTTCGTCGCGCCGCCCTGGAACAGATTGAAGTCCTGCGGGTCGACGATGACGACCGCGACGCTATTCGCCGCGGCGGAGATCGCCGCCGAGAGGAGCCCCTTGAGCCAGAATCGGACCGTCTGCGTCATGGTTTCACCATCGGTCGGAGCGTGACCGTCTGTCCGAGAATGCGCGCCTGATAGTCCGGGAAGGACACCGCCGGCGCCGGCGTCGGCGTCGGCCGGATCACGAGCGCCCGCAGCGCCGCGAACTGTTCGCTCAGTTGCGCCTGCCCTTGCAAGAGCAGCCCGAGCGCGTTGTTGATCTCGACGAGTTGCGCGAGGACCGGCCCGAGATCCGCTGCGGGCGGCGCCGGGTTCGGCGCCGGCGCCGGGTCTGGCGTCGGCTGGGCGGACGTCATCACCGGCTCGACGAACCCGTTCGGCCCGACCGGCTCGGCCGGCAGGAAGTCCGCGCGCACCGGGACGAACCGCCCGATCGAACACGACCCGCACACGTCGCCGCCGTAGTGCGTCCCGTCCCGGATGATCCGGAGGCCGTTCCAGATCCCGACGCCCGTCACCGGCTGGATCGCCCGCGTGCCGTGATCCTTCCGTTGCAGCCCGAGCTGTTGATCCGGATCGTGCCGGTGCGCGAATGCCGTGGCGTTCAGGATGATCCCGATCTCCTCCGGCGTCAGGGTCTCGGCGGAGAACTTCGCGCGTTCTCGCTCGAGCGTCGCGAACTGTGTATCGGTCAGACGAGCGACGTCAGGCTGAGGCATAGGTCTGGGTTCCGGTTGCGGGTCAGGGAGCGGCGCCGAGCCGGTCACGAGGGCTGGATATGGCGGCACGATCGCGAGCGCCGCGCCCGCCGGCGTCCTGGCGCAGATCGCGAACCGGCCGTTGTCGAGGGCCGCGAGATGCGGCTCGAACGCGACGCCCTCGATCGCCGTGAAGTAGCCGCCCTGCCACTCTCCGGCGATCTGCGACGGATCCGCCTGCCCGATCATGATCCCCGGCCGCGCCACGACCTGATGCAGTCGCAGTGTCCCGACCTGTCGCACGTACCAGTCATCGGCCATCCGGACCTCGCCGTCGACGACGTCCCGGATCCCCTGCGACGTCGGCATGACCGCGCGCATATCGACGATCTCGCCGCTGACCGACAGGACTTCGAGCACCGTCGCCGAGCGCATCAAGTACAGCCAGGCGCCCTCGACCGCGACCGACTGGACCCCGAAGACCGGCGCCGCCGATCGGAGCGCCCGCCCATCGACCGTGACATACGCGGTCCCGGTCTCGTTGCCCTTGCAGACCGCGACGACGGTGCCATCCGGGAGCGCCGAGCATCGGACCTCCATCAGGACTTCCGGCCCGTGGACGCGCCACAGGAAGACGCCGTTCACGTCACACGTGACGGTCTTGTCCTGGGTTCGCACGAAGGCATACCCGCCCGGGACGCGACAGACGTCGCAATAGGAGCCCGGGAGGATCGTCGAACTCATAACTTCAAAAACACGTGATCGCCGATCTGGATCGTGGGCGTGACGCCCTGCGTCCACTTCGGCGGCGTCGTCCGGTACAGGTCGAGCGTGAGATAGTGGTTCGCCCCGCGCACCGTGTCGCCGAACGCCCCGGCGATGAGGCCGTCGGCGATCCACAGACACTCGCGCACGAGCGCCGGGAGCTCGAGCCCCGCGACGACGGTCTTCGCCGTGTCCATCGTCCGTCGGTAGTTCTGCTCGCCGCCCTGCGGGAGCCAGGTCGAGAACTGCCACGCCTTCAGACAGACCTGTTTGAACCCGAGCCCGAACGACGGCCGCTGCGCCTGGACCCGGTTCCGGATGACACTCGCGACGCCGAAGCGCCCCTCGATCGCCTGGTTGCGCGCCTCGCCCCAGAGCGTCAGCGCGACGGCCTGGGCGTCATCGAGCGCCGCGACGGCCTGCTCGTCCGTCACCGGCGCCGCTCCTGCTGCTGCTCGCTCAGCCGCGCGACGCCCGCCTCGATCCGCGCGAGGGATTCACGAATGTTGCGGTTCGCCTCCTCGAGCACTGCGATCCGCGCCGTGCTCTCGCCGATCTGCTTCGTGATCTCCGACCGGAAGGCCGCGGAGTCCTGAACAAACCAGCCCGCGAGGAGGAGCAGGATCGCCCAGAGCGCCCCGATCGCCGGCGTCTTCCAGCCGTTCCCGTTGCCAGGGGTCATCGCTGCCTCGCTTTCAGGTCGCGGACTTCCGCGCGCAGTTCTTCGATCTCAGCCTGAAGCGCCTTGATCGCCGCGGCCGTGTAGCCGAAGGCCGAGACCGGCGAGAACGATCGGCCCTCCGGATGCGCGGGATCCGGGTCCATCATCACGACCGGCAGTTCATCGGCGATGATGCCCGTGAAGATCGTTCCGCCGTAGGCGCCGCTCTTGTACGTGAACCGGTAGATCGGGACTTGCGTGATCAGGTCGAGCGCGCCGCGATAGTCCGTGAACGCGCCGAGCAAGTTTTTCGTATCCCGCGTTGACGTCTGCGTGCCAACGACGGTCCCGGAGGTCTCAGAGGGCGTACCGTCCTCCTCTGGATAGGTCCCGCCGCTCGAAATCCGGAGGTTGCCAGACGTATCAGCCCACGAGTACCAAAACGTGCCCGATTGATCGCCGTACGCAATGACACCGGGAGCGCCATTCCCGGAGGTATTCCTCCCGAGAGACAGGTAGCCACCGCTCACCGCCCCGGTTCCCCACGCGGCCGGATTGATCGAGATGTAGGGATTCCCGGTCCCAGTCTTCCCGATGCGAACGCCCTCGATTCCACCGATTGCGAAACCGAGGAGGTCTCCGGAAATTGAATACACGCCGGTGTTTGTATCCGAGCCGAAGCTATACGCTGGAGCGGACACCGATCCATCCGCCGGACGGAGCTGGCCGGCAACGCGAAAGTTGGTGCTTCCCGGATCTGTCGTGTCGCCCCAGGAGAAGCCGCCAGAGGCGTGCATCCGCCCCTTCTCCGCGCCGCTGATGTAGAAATTGAGGGTCGAGCCGTCGATCAACAGCGGCCGGTAGGACGCGTCGAAGGCTTGCAGCACCCCCTGTGTGCTCCCGTTCGAGACACGGATCACCCCTGACGACAGCGAGACCCAACTCGCCACGGTCGCCGACGTGCCGATCGCCACCGTATTCCCGAACACGGCATCATCCGCCTTGATCCCGCCCGTACACGTCGGCGAGGATCCGCCGGAGCTCCCGACGCAGAGCGCGTCCGAGGCCGTCGAGTTGATCCGGACCTTCCCGAGATGGACGTCCGTGATCGTCTGCGCGACGAGCGCCGCCGCGACCACGCACGAGAGCACGGCAGCCAGAATGAGAGGCTTCTTCATGTGATAATCACCCGCGCACGCGCGGCGACCTTCGCAGCCGCGCCGACCGAGCCCTTGATTTGCGCCTTGTATCGCTTCGCCGCCGTCGGGAGCGTCAGCGCACTCGAGATCCCGCGCGTCCGCGTTGTGCCTGGATTGACGACCGCAGTATCCGAGGACGCCACCGCGCCCGCGTCCGTAATGTTGAAGAGCCGCACGTTCACTGTGACCGCGGTCCCTGTTTCGCCGATGACGTTGAACTCAAGCTTCACCGTCCGGCCGCCGAGTTGCGTCCCGTCAATCTCCAGATCCCAGCCGTCCGGCAGGTCGACGAAGGAGGTATCCTCGACGAACTTGTTCAGCGACCCGCCGAGGTCGTGCGACGACCCAGAGCCCGCGAGGGACTTGTCGTTATCGCGGAGGCGCGTGTAGTCCGCGAGTTGCGTGTCGTCACCAGACGAAGGCGTCGTCGTCGCGTCGTAGCTCATACCCTCAGTACCACTGCGTAGGCGAACCGCCGCCCCAATGTCCGGCCCCGGCCCCGGTCAGCCATTTCCCGTAGACCCCACTGCTCTCGAGCGGGTTGATAACGAGTCTCCCGCTGATGGTCAGCGCCGGCCGAAGGCTTCGCTCGAGTTCCGCGATTTCGAAGAGCGTCGCCGAGAACGCCCCGCCGACCCCGGGCGCCGGGCTGTACGTAACGGACACCTTGTCACCAGGGAGCGCCGTCGCGAGGAGCGTGCCGCGCTCCTCGAACTCGGCCGTCACCGGCGTGACCGCGAGGAACCGCGCCATCCGCGAGCAGAGCACCTCGGCGTCGGACGGGTTCCGGAGGAACGTCTTCAGGACGATCCGGTTCGTCGTCTCCGCGACGTATTGCACGAGGCTCGTCGTCTTCGACGTGCTCTTCCAGGTGTCCGCGTCGTGGTCGTGGGCGTACTGGATCTCGACCGTCGGAGCAATGGCGTCGAGCACCGGAATGCACTCGAACCGCGCGAGGTCTTCCTTCCTGAGCGATGCCGTCGCCGAGCCGCCCGGCTGGAAGATCGAGCACGTCCAGAGCCCGGCCGGCGTCTGGAGAATGCGGCCGAGCACGGACCGCTCGAGCGCCGGCTGATCCTCTTCGGTCGTCGCGAGGATCGACGCGAGGCTCCGCTGGTCCTTGACCCAGAGCGATAGCTCTTGCGGCGCGTCCGCCGCGGCATTCGTGAAGGCCGTCGTGTCGATGTCCGTCGAGGAGACGCCGAGGAACGTCGTGAGCAGATCCTTCGTGATCGCCGAGAAGGTCTTGAAGTAGCTCCCGCCCCCGTCCGGCTTCCCGGTCACGTCGACCGACAGCCGGTAGTCCTGGTAGCTGTAGGCCGGATCCGTGATCGTGATCGTGCAGGCCGTCAGGTCTTGCGTGTAGTGGATCCCGACCGTCAGCCCTTGCGGGCCTTCGGTGTTGTCCCGCTTGATCGCATAGACCGCATTGATCGCGAAGAGGGTCTGATACGCGGCATCCGCGAGAGTCCACACCCCGTAACTCGTGAGAATGTCGGTCAGGTCAGGCGCGATCGTCGCCCGTCCATAGCCGATCCACTTGCGTGTCCCGAGCACCCCGTCGCCGAGGTTCGGATACGAGTCCGTGAAGAACGGCGTCACCGGGATCGACTGGTCGAGGAGCCGGAGTTGTGGCTTGAGCGTGAACCGACAGACGTCTTCGTTCGGCGCGAGGTTCTCGACGACCATCGTCAGACACGACGTGTACTGTGAGCGGAGGAGCGCCTGACTGTTGTAGTCGCCGCCGAGGAACAGCTTGACCTTCTTGTTCCGCCAGTTGTAATTGCGATAGGCGTAGTGGAAGAACCCGTGCCCGTTCAGGAGCGCAAGCTCCGCGGTCGCCGCCGTCTTCGCGCCTGAGACCGGGTCGTCGATCGTGAAGATCGCGCTCGGGAGGTCCGTCGTGACCCAGGGCTGATAGTAGATCCCGGTGTCCGGGCTCCCGTCCGTGCGGTTCAGGACGATCCCCTTCGAGCCGCAGTAGAACGTGACGAAGGCCTGCATCGCCGTGAAGGTGTCCGGGTCGGCCCCGCTCGTCGTCCGCACGTAGAGGAGGGAGTTCGTCTCGTCCCACCAGTACGATCCGGGGTTCGCGTCGACGTTCGGGATCGAGGTCTGCGCCGTCAGGACCGTCGCGTTCTGCCAGACCGCCACGACGCGCCGATACACTGAGAAGCCCGCGGCCGTGTCGAACCGCGAGAGGGCCGCCTTGTACGTGCTGCCCGTTTGCAGCGTCCAGCCAGTCACCGTCAGCGACGGTGTGAGCTCGCAGAGGATGACCTCCTCGCGCGTCGGCCAGGTGAGGAACTCTGCAAAAGTCGGCGCCATTTACCGCGCCTCCTCCCAGGCGATCTCAGGCGTGTACCGTCCGACGAGTTCCTCCGGGTTCACCCCGAGCGCGTTCGTGATCCGGAGGAACCAGGCCATCCACGCGATCGACGTGTCGAGCACGGCGAAGATCGGCGTGTTCACCCCGATCGTCCGGAAGATCGTCCGGAGGTTCGTCAGGTCCGCCTCCGGCGCGTTATAGAACTGCCACGCCCCGGCGTAGTACTTCGTCCGCGTCGCGAAGCTCTGCTGCCCGTCGACCGACATCCGAGAGACCGACGGGTCGACGCGGGACACCTGGAACGGTGCCCGGACGTTGACCGCCGGCTCGATGAACGTCCCGAGGAACACGTAGCCGGCCTCGGCGTAGTCGTTCGCGCCGCCAGGGTTCGTCCATTTCAATTGCCAGTGCCGTTTGCTGTTCGCGTTGAAGAAGACGTAGTGCATCCGGGTCTCGACCTCGATCGCCGGGAGCGTCGCGACGAGGTTCGCCGACCCCGGCGAGCCCGCGCTCCCGCGTTCGTAGACCTCGATCGCCCCGGCCCCGAGGATCTTCGGGTTCGCGATCGCGACGCAGGTCATGGACTGCGCCGAGCCGAGGTCGATGTCGATCGTCTGCGTGCCCGTGCCCGTGGTCGAGCGCCAGACGGCCGTCCGGTCGGTCGTCTTCGAGTTCCCGACCGGCAGACCGGCCGCCTCCGTCGAGGCCGACAGGACCGTCGAGGCGTCGTCGTAGAAGTTCGTCAGGAGTAGGCGCAAATTGGGCATAACCTATCCGTTCGGCCCCCGGATGGCCCGCGATGGGATCTGCACCTGGCCGGAGAGCGCGGCCGCCTGAACCGTCTTCAGCGTGCGCCGGTCGATCACTTGACCGTCGAGGACGAGCACGTTCTCGATCACGATCGGTCGGTCGCTCCCGGCGACGCCGGCCGCCGACAGTCCCGACGACCCGATCCGGTTGATCGCGCCCATCAGCGCCGACGTCATGAAGGACTGATCGCCGATGATCTCCTTCCGCCCAGCCTCGCCGACGAGCGCCACGGTCGGACGCGAGACGATCCCACCGGACGCGAACCGCTCCGTCGGTTCCGGGAGAGGCGAACTCGATCCGTTCGGGTAGTCGTAGACGATCGGCACGTGGATCGGGTCGTCCCAGATGTCCTCGACCCGGTCGCGGACCTTCTCGGCTTCCTGGATGGCGTCGCCCTGCTGCTTGAGGAGGGCTTGCTTCTCGGCTTCGATCTGCGCGATGCGCGCACGCGTCTGCGCCTCAACCGCGCCCATGAACTCTTCTGGAGCTTCACCAGCGATCGACTCCATCAGCGTCTGCTGCTGCCGGTCGAGTTCGCCGAGCTGCGCCTTGATCCGGTCCGTGTAGGCGTCGGCCGCCGCGCGCTCTCGAGCGGAGGCGTCCTCGGCCGCTTTCGCAGACTCCTCGTGCTTTTTCTTTTGCTCGTCGAGGAGCCTGTTCACTTCGGCGAGCGCCTTGTCGTACTCGGCCTGTTTCTTCGCCCGGACCAGCCGGTCGAAGGCGTCGACGCCGGCCTGGCCCATCTCGGCGAGCTTCGCCGCGAGCGTCGCGAACCCGCTCCCGATCTGCGTCCCGGTCACGCCGAACGTGAGGAGGAACTCGTCCCGGAGGTCGTTGACCTTCTTCGACTCCGTCTTCGAGAACATCCCCCAGATCGCTTTGCCCGCCGAGATCGCCGCGGACGCGATCCCGCCGATCCCGGACGCCATCCCGAGGATCCCGGTCAGCGTGTCGCCCGAGCGGAAGTCGCCCAGACCTTCGGAGAACGCCTTCTGTGACTTCTTGGCCGTGTCGAGCGCCGAGATCATCGTGCCGATGTCCCGAACGATCCCGCCGAACGTCCCGCCGGCAATGTTGGCGAGGTTCGACAGCGACGACGCGAGCTCGCCGATGCTCTGATCGAACCTCTTCGACCGTTCCTCGGCCACCTTCGTGGCGTCGTTCCAGCGTTTCTGCCGCTCCTCGGCCTCCTTCGCCTCGCGACTGAACTCCTCGGTCGCGTCAGCCAGTCCATCGATCGCCCGCTTCCCGATCGGCAGGAGCTTCAGGTTCTCGACGAGCGACAGCGTCCGCTCGGAGAGTTCCTGGATCGGCCGCGACGGGAGGGTCTCGACTGTCCCCTTCAGGTTGATCAGCCCGAGGTCGAGCTTCTTCAGTTCGGCCGCGGCCGGCGCCGTCGCCTCGAACCAGGCGCGATAGGTCTCCGGGGCTTTCTTCCCGAGCCGGGTCAGGGCTTCAGTCGCCTCGCCGATCTTGACGTTGACCTCGGCCTGCTGCTCCTTACTGAGCTTCGAGATGTTCGTCACGGAGCCGAGCGCCTGCGTCAGGTCGTTCGCTGCCTTGATCGCGCCGTTCCCGAACATCGAATCCCGCAGACTCGTGATCGCGGCCGCGTGTTGCTCGGCGGCCTGCTGCGCCTTCTTCTGAGCTTTCTCGAGCGCCTCGGTCTCTTCCTTCGTCTTCGCGGTCGGCTTCGCGGCTTCCGAGAGCGACCGGCCGTACTTCAGCGCCGCCTCGGACGCCTCGCCGAACAGTTCCGAGACGGCCTCCGCGGAATTGCCGATCTTGATCAGATGTTGGATCCCGGTCTTCTGCTCCTCGGTCAGTTCCTTCGCGGCCTTCTTCGCCTGCGTCGCCGCGTCGGCGAACGTGAACGCGACCGCCGGTCCGTGCTTGATCGCGTTCTGGACCCACGTCGCGAACCCGCTCGCGCTCGAGGTCATCTCCTTCGCCGCGCTGATCGTGTGCCCGATGATCGTCCCGGTCGCAATGACGACACTGTTCGACAGCGAGGACCAGGCGTCCTGCGCCGCCTCGAGGCTGTCGATCGTGTCGTTCGACATCTTCGACGCGCCGTCAGAGACTTCCCGGAACCCTTCCTTGATGGCCGGCAGGAGTTCGGCGCCTGTCTTCCCGAAGAGTTCCACCGCGACCCGCGACTGCTCCATCGGATCCGGGATCTTCTTGATCTCGTCCGCGATCGCGAGGAACGCGTCCTCCGGTTTCATCCCGCGGATGTCGGAGAACTTGAGCCCGAGCTTCTCGAGCGCCTTGACCGTGCCCTTGTCGCCCTCCACGAGAAGGCCGTTCATCTTCGTGATCGCTTTCCCGACGGCCTCGATCGACGAGCCCCCCTGCTCGGCGGCGAACTTGAACCCCTGCGCCGCCTCGGCAGACACGCCGAGCTTGAGCGCCATATCGTGGATCTGGCTCGCCGTGTCGAATACCTTCTTCCCGAACTCGACGACGGCGCCGACAGAGAACGTGAGCCCCACCAGACCGGCCGCACCCTTGACGGAGTTCGCCCATCCGGACATCCGATCCGTCGAGGTCTTCGTCTCGTTCGCGACCGCGGCGACGTTCTTCCGAACCTTCTCGAACTCGTCCGAGGTCAGGTTCTTCGCCGTGATCCGAATCTGAATTTCTCGGTCGTCAGCCATCTATCCTCGGTCTCGGTTCTTCACTTCCTCGTGCCAGGCTTCTCGCTCGGCGTCCGGGTCGCCCTTCGTCGACTTCTCCCGGAGGAGACCGTTCTCGATCTCCCGAACGGCCTCGAGCGTCGCCATCAGCCGCGCGTCCTGCGCCCCGATCGACCCCTCACCGGGCAACCGCACCAGCGACCACCAGGCCGCCCCGAACCCGCTCACCGTGATCTCGTGCGTCCACTCGAACCACTCGAAGGCCTCGAGCACCTCGCCGGTCAACACCCGTACCGGGCAGGTCGTCAGTGCAAGGTCGCCGTCGACCCAGACGAGATCGCCCCGTTCGACGCCGTCGCAGCTTCTCTGCCGGCAGAGCCCTCGCTCTTGACACTTTCGGCAGGAGGCTCCGGTCTCGCTCCATTGGCTTCCGGGTCGCGCTCGAGCGAGGAATCGCCGGAATCGAGCTGCGACCGCCAGACGTTTTTTAGGGCGTCGCTCGCCGTGTTTTGCAGGTAGACCTCGGCGAGCACGTTCCGCAAGACCTCCTGCCGGGCGCCGAAGAACTCGACGAGCTCAGCGCCCTTCGTGAGCCAGCGCGCGACGCCGTTCTCCGTGATCTCGATCTCGCCCTCTTCGACCGTGACGTAGTCGGTCAGCGACCGCCGAATGAAGCCCTCGGCGAAGTCCTCTGCGGCCTGCTCGGCTTTGTCGAACGCGAGGCGCGCATCCGGCGCGAGTTCTGCCAGCCGGCGCCGCATGATCTCGGCGTCCGGGATGACGAACGTCTTCCCGTCGTCGCCGACCTGCTCCTCGTCGCCCGGCGTCCTGATGAGGAGCGCCCGCTTATGGGCTTCGCTGTTGATCTGGTCGAACTCGCGCTTGAACACCTTGAATTGCTCGAGCGTGAACCGCGCGACGCGGATCCGCACGAAGGCCGTCTCGATGAGCACGTGCGCCGGGTGATAGGGCTGAATTGAGAGCTTTGCAGACATACGCCTCCTGGGTTGAGTGAACGAGCCACGCACGCACCAGGAAGCGCCCGAGGAGGGCGCCGGCCTTCGTTCTCATGGAGAGTACGAGGAGGCCGGCGACGAGCGCCGAGAGACCCGAGAGAAACCTACGCCAAACAGAGACGAAACTCGTCATTCAGGCCGATCGCCGACTCCAGCGCGATCCCCTTGAACGGCCAGTTGACCTCTTCGTCAGGGTCGTCCGTGTCCGGCACTTTGAATTCCACGTTCGGGCAGTGCACGTACACGATGTTCCCTTCCGTGAAGCCCGTCTGTTGCCCGAGCTGCACGTTCGTCCCGGCGATCGCCAGGTCGTACAACTGCGTTTGATCTTCCGCTCGCATGTCGAGCGCGACCGTGCAATCACGGCGGGCGGACCGATAGCCTTCTTCCGGCGCCGAGAAGCCGTAGCTCTCATTGCGGAGGCGGGTACCGTTCGACATCTCGATCGCAAGCTTCAGGAACTTCGGCGCGAGCGCCGTCGCCCCGATCGCGATCTCGCCGACGGTCCCGTTCGGCGGGTTGCCGCCGACCGTCGTGAACGACCCCGGCTGCGCCGCCGCGGTCCCGAGCCGCTGCCCCGGGCCGCTGGCCGTGAACCGTGGCTCTTCGTTCGCATCCGCCATGAAGGCGAACTTCTCGACCATCGCCATATTGATCACGCGCGACAGCCCGGCCGAGAGGTCGATCTTCTTGAGGTAGTGGGCGATCGAGAGCGTCGCCGTCAGGACCGTCGTCGGGTAGTAGGTCAGGCAGGACTTGACCGCGGCGCCGTTGCTCGGCTGCTGGCTGACCGGGAGCGCGGGCGTCCACGTCACGACCGCGCCGGCGACCGTGTCGACCACCCGGACGCGCTTCTTCCCGTCCGGACAGGTGATCAGGAGCGCCGACTGATCGGCGACGAGGCCGGCACCGCTCGTCAGCGTGCAGCCGTTGACCGTTCCGCCCGACGCGACCGTCGTCGACAGGACGACGTTACTCTTCGCGCCGAAGGCCGCCTCGAAGATTTCGGACGCTTCCGGGAGCGTGTTGATCACGCCACTCGGCCGGATCAGGCACTCGAGGTTCCACGCCGCGATCTCGCGGCTGTCGAACCGGACGTTCCGGCCCGGGCCGATGGTCTTCTCCGGCGAATGGCGTCGCTGTTTCGGGTCGTACGTGATCCCGAAGTTGATGTGCCGCACGGCATCGGCCGAAGCGAACGCCGGGATCGTGCCCTGCGTGATTTCGGGAACAACGTAGAGCTGCCCCTGTCGACCGAGTTGAACCGCCATGTCTACTCCTCAGCGACAGCCGGCGTCGGCCGTCTGGATGCCTTCACGTCTTTCCCCACCGGCACGAACCCCGCGACGTACTTGCCGAGCGCCTCGCGCAGCGTGAACCCAGGCGCGAGCTCCAGCGCGAGGTCGACCGTCTGGCCGGCCACAATGGCGAGGCCTTTCGTCGTCGTCCGCACCATCACTTCCGAGAGCTGACAGATCGCCGGTTCCTTCATGTCCTCGCCCTCTATCCGTTCGGCAGTCCGTAGGTCCGGCGGACCGGAATCATCACATCCACGATCGCGACGACCTGCGATCCCGGTTGCTGCTCGTCTTCGAACCGTTGCCGCTGTCGAATCAAGGTGTCGACCGCCAGCCCGTTTCGTCCGGGGTCTTGCGCGATCGCCCGCTCGACGTCCGCGATCCCCTTGAAGTACGTCTGCACCCCGCGCTCGTCGACCGTGATGTCTGACTCATGCACCCAGACGATCCGGAACGGCAGCACGATCCGGCATCCGTTCGGCTTCTCCGGGTACTCCCACGTTTCCGCGAGCGCCTGGATGATCACGAACGGCCGTGTCCCGCCAGGCGCAATGAGCGCGTCGACATCCGAGTTCGGATCCAGCTTCACGGCCGTCGACGTGACCGTGTAGTGGTAATTCGCTCCGGCCGTGATCGTCTGTAAGGCGTCTTGCAGGTTGATCAGGATCCGGTATTCAATCGGGTCAGCCGGAGGCATCGCCCCCGCCCGCCGCACCCGATGCGAACTTCAGCTCGGAGTCGAACCGCTCGACGAAGACCTGTTGCGCCCGTTGCAGACCACCCGCCCGGAACTTCGCGAACACGTGCCCGAGCGACGGCCCGAAGAGCTCGACGATCGGCAACTGCGACCGCATCGGCCGCGGCCCGCGCCGACCAGGCCCGGGCTTGCGCGTGAAGACGCCCTGGTGCCCACTGCCCATCGTCGCGAGGAACGATCCCGGGATGACCTTCCGGCCGCCGAGGTTGTAACTGACGCCGCGCCGTGTCTGCTTCGCGCCGAACTTGATCAGCGGGATCCGCTTGAGCGACGTCCCGAGCGTCGCCGTCGGGTTCGAGAGCGTCGCCTCCTTCATCCGCATCGCCTCGCGGACGTCGCCCGACTTCAGGCCGGTATCCTTCGCGATGTTCTGCACCATGAACGTCCGGCCGGCATTGATCCCGCGGTTCAGCGCACGCACCAGCGCACGAGAGACCTCCTGCGGCTTCTCCTTGAAGTCGACCTCGAGCGCCTCGTCGCCGCTGATCACGATCTCCATCACTGCACCAGGAGCGCCGACCAGAACCCCGGCCGGACCGCTTCGAGATACCCGTCGACCTTCCAGTTCACCGGCGTCCCGCCCGTGCTCTCAGGCGCCTGCACCGTCGTTCCGTTCGGCAGCGTCGGCACGTCCTCGCGCGGGATGTAGAACACACGTCTCGGCTCCCGCCGCTTGATCGCCGCCCCGTAGGGCGGACCCTCCTCGAGCGGCAGACCCCAGATCCCGGTGGTGTTGATGGGGGTATTGTTCGGAGCCGGCCGCGTCACGATCGCCGCGACCCCATGCGCGAGGAGGTTCAAGTCGAGAACCAATTCGCGCAAGGGCCACAGGTTCATTTCGAGAGCGCCTCGACGCTCGACTTACAGGTGAATCGTGTACGCCTCGGACGACGCCGTGACGTTCGTCAGCCGGAGCGTGAGCGTCTTCGAGTTGTTCTGGCCGATGATCTGCGACGCCGCCGTCTGCGCCGCGTCGTAGGTGCCACCAGATCCGGCGAGGACCGTGATCACCTCGGCCGCGTCCGCGCCGTTCACGATGAGGCAGCGCACAATGTCGCCGACCTTCGCGCCAGGAATCGCCGCGACCAGGAGCGCCGCCGTCGGGAGCGTGTCGGACCGTGAGCCGCCGTTCGGATCGCGGTTGATGATCCCGCCAAGGATCTGCGCCGCGGTGTACGTCACGTTGCCCGCGGTCGTGATCGACGTCTGCGCCGGGAGCTGCTCGCCCTGGATCGGACCGATCGCCCCGTCGAGCCGCACCTTCCCGGTCGAGGACGGGTTCGCCGCGCTCGCGACCGCCACGCCGATCCGGCGGAAGCCCGCCGTCACGACGTTGTCGGCGCGCGCGTTCGCGTTGTCCCAATAGATCGGCTCGCCGGCGACCCACGCCTGCGCGCTCGTCTTCGCGACGGACGCGACACCCCAGACGCTCCCGACGAACGCGAACGTCGCCGAGACCGTCGCCGTCGCGATCGAGAAGATCCGGCCGATGAGCACGCCGACGCCGCTCGTCACCCCGCCAGCGGGCGCGGTCAGGTCGAGGTTTTCTCCGGGCTGTACGTAATTCTTCATGTCGCCTCTGAGACGATGCGAATGCTGTTACGTGGCGACCGGCAGATAGCCGCCGATCTTCATCTTGACCGTCGGGCTCGGGTTGCCTGCCGCTTCGACCGCGACGCCGACCTGCTGCTGACCCGCGGAGGTCTTGTTCACGACCTTGTTGCCTGGATCCCAGAACAGCCGATCCCCGACCGAGATCGCGAGCGCCGAGGTCTTCGCGATCGTCACGATGCCCTCGATCCTGAAGGCCGACGCGATGCCGTTCTTCGCATCCGTGACGGCGACGCCGAAGAGCCCAGCGCCGAAGAGAAACCCGATCCCGCTGTTGACGTCCGCCGTCGGCGTCAACGTCAACTGGTGACTGTCCTGGACGAAGGTCTTCATGTCTGTCTCCCTGTGCTGCCGACCTCGCCGCCGCTTACGCGCCGGGGTTCTTCCAGAGACCGCGGAAGTCGACGACCTTCGCCGCGATGTCGTGGCTGATCTTGATTTCCACGCCGTCGACATCGAAGCCGATCCGGCTGTCGACGCGCGGTCCGCTCTCACCCTCGAGCGTCGCGAGCACGATGATGTCGATCTGATCCGGCGACGCCGCCAGATACCAAGAGACCGTGCTGTTCACGTCGAGGCGCGGCTCGGCGACGACCGCCAGCTTCCCGCCGAACGGGTTCACGTTGCTCGACTGGCTCGCGAGGAGCGCCGTGCTCACGAACTGATCCGCGAGCGTTTCCTTCGTCGCCGGGACGATGAGCGTCTTCGGCTCGAGGTTCATCAGCGTCACGGCGTCGATCCCGGTCTGCCGGCGCATCGCCGTCCGGCCGGCACCGATCGAGGCGACCGCGATCGCGTCCGACGTGCCCGAGAGGTTCGCGTGCGTCGAATGGAACAGCGTCACGCCGTCGCCCATCGCCGCGTTGGCCGTGATCTCGGTCCAGACCAGATCGCTTTCCTTGTTCCGCGCCTGGCGGCCGAACGCCATCGGGACGCGCGAGAAAGCATCCGTGTCGTCGTTCACGAGCGCCTGACGCGTGATCGAGAACTTCCGGCCGTAGGTCTTGAGCTGGATCTCTTCCTTGCTCTCGCCGATGGTCCCGTCGGTGTACTCGCCGTGCTCGCCGACCTCGAGGAGCGCGGGCGCTTCGCCGAGCTGCAGGAGGCGCGACTTCTTGAAGTCCGCGAGGGTCATCATGCGGACGATCGGGCCGAACGTCTGCGGCGCCTCGAGGTAGGCCTGACGGAGGATCTTGTTCGGCAGATCGGCGAGGAGGTTCGCGAAGTCCGAGGTCGTGTGGTGGCCGCCGCGCAGACCGAGCGCGACGCCGGCGACGTCGATCTTCGACAGGCCGGTGACGCGGATCCCGCGCGCCGAGAGATACGCCTTCGCGACATCGAGCAGGGTCATCCCGCGGTACTGGCGGCCTTCCTCGGTCAACTGGAAGCCGCGCGCGGCGAGCTTCCCGGAGGCCGGGACGTAGGGATGCATCCGGTGGAGGAGCGCGTTCTCGACGCCCGCCCGGACATGCACGAGCGGGTCTTCGCCGACGATGAGGTCGCGCGAACCCGTCGGCGTCGACGTCGGGCCGTTGTTCTGGTTGCCGCGCGCCGCGAGCTCCTGGAGGATGCGCGTCTGCGCGTCGACCAGGGTCACGCCGTCGGCGATGAGCCGGTCGGCGTAGGACTGCGGGAGTCGCGCCGCACGGCAGCCGGCGATGATGCCCTGAATACGCGATCGCTCGGCGTCGCGCGCGGCGTCCTGCTCGTTCGGCTCCGGCGCCGGGGTCGTCGCGGGCGTCGCCGGGATGAGAGGATTCTGCTCCACGATGGTTTCGGAGGAGCGGATTTCGTCGGACATCTTCGTCTCCTGGTGCGTGACGATCACGCAGCTATTGGTATTGGACTTGTCGCCGGATCTGACGCGTGCGCCGGCGTCGGCCGGCATCGTGACCATTGAGACTTCGAACGGCTCCCATTCCACCGCGGTCCGTACCGCGAGCCGGTTGCCGCTGGCCTTCTCTTCTTCGAACTTGTAGACCCGGTAGCCGATCGAGACGTTCTTGATGATCCCGTCGCGAACGTCCTGCCAGATCGGCTCGACCTCGGCGCGCTTCGAGAAACGCACGGTCGCGCGCGCTTCCTTCGCGGTCAGGCGCACACTGTCCGGCTCGACGACGCCGATCTGATCGGAGAGGCTCCAGGCCGAATGCGAATCAAGGAGCGGAGCGCCCCCACTGTTCAGGCGATCGAGCTTGATGTGCTCGGCCTTCAGCGAGAGCTTTTCGAGGTATCTCTGACCGGTCGACCAGTCGAACCGCTCGACCGCCGCGCCCGTGCTGAAAATTAGCTCGACCGTCCGGTTCTCGTCGCTCACAGCCGCGACATCAGCGCGGATGCAGAGCGGCGAGACGTCGACAGTCTGAGACTTCACAGGTTCATGGTCGAACCTGCGGCGAGAGTTGTGAACCCGTCAACTTGACGGGCCGTCATTGTGACGGGGGTCAGCGGAGCGTGCGACGGAGGAAGGCCGGAGCGTTCGGAGAACGGAGCCAGCCCTTACGATGGAGCGTGATCAGGTGATCTTGAACCGTAGTCAAATGCAAGTTGAGGCGCCGCGCTAGATACCGCCCCGGGCAGGGCTCTCCCGTCACGGCGGTATATTCGTGGATCGCCTCGAGGACGACCCGCTGCCGTGTCGGGAGGAGATGCGCCGGAACGATCTCCGGGTCGACGCCGGAGGCTCGGAGAAAGTCCATTACTCCTCGAGCGCCCGGAGCGCGGCCATCCATCCGCGTTGGAAGCACTCTTTGCAGATCGGCGCGTCCTTCGGTCGAGGGTCGGTCCCGACCACGTTCAGCCCGGCCTTGATCCGCCGGCGGATCTCGTGCAGCCGCTCCTCGGCGTCCGGCCCGACCTTCTTCGCGGTCTTCGCCTCGCGGTTCTGCACCGTCAGGTCGCGCTCCGCGTTCTCAATTGCCGTCGCTGCCATCATCGGTCTCCTTTGCGCTCGGCGTCTGCGTCGCCCCGCTGAGCGGCGTCTCGGCCGCGGTCTTCGGCGGCGCCCCCGTCGGCGGGTACACGGTCCCGCTCGGCCGCGCCTGCGTCAGTCCGGCCTGGCTCGTCTTCCGTGGATCGCTGTCGAGCACGATCCCGAGCTCGTCGAACTTCGTGTTATCCGACACCATCTCGGCGAGGACTTCATCCGGGTCGTACCCGCGCTCGCGGACCGACTCCGACCACGTCTGCGCCCCGCCGCGGATGTTCCGCTGGAACGCGAGCCCTTCCTTCTCCGGGTCGATATAGGGAACCGGTGGAGGCGTCCACGTCGCGCCTGGCGCCTCACCCTTGACGAGCGACATGATCGCCGCCGCTTCCATCGCCCAGCCCCACACCGGATCGCAGAACTGCGGGATCAGCGTCCGCCAGCGCCAGTCATCGACCCGCGCGTGATGCGCCATCCGCGACATGCGCGCCGCCGAGAACGGGAGATCCGTGTAGCAGCCCGTAAGGTCTTCGTACGTGACGCCGATCCCGGCCGCGATCGTCCGGAGCGTGACCTCCGAATAGTCCGAGAACTCGTTCACGCTCGGAGGCTGCACGACCTCGATCGTCCGGCCCGCGGGAACGTTCAGGATCATCCCCGGCTCGAGGCTGTCGATCTGCGGCGAGGCGTCCGTATCGGCGACCGTTCCGAGCGCCGTTCCTGCGCTGTCCGCGTCGCTGGTCAGGACCGCGAGACACGCCGCGATCTTCTGCTTCATCAACTGCGCGTCGGCATACTCGTCGTGATCCTTCAGGGTCAGAATGATCGGCGCGAGCCAGGACGCCGCGCGCACCTGACCGATCCGATCCTGGTGGAACACGTGCAGGATGTTCTCGGCCCTGACCCGGACCGAACTCCCGCTGAGACTGCCGGAGGCAAACATCGAGAGCGCCGATCCGGGATGCTCCGGGAAGAGCCAATAGGCGACCCGCTTCCCGAGCGCGTCGAACTCGACGCCGTGAATGATGCGGCCGCCGTTCGGGAGCTTAATCCCCGTCTTCGACGTGTCGATGTAGTCCGGCTCGAGGAGTTGTAACTGCATCGGGAGCGGGAGCCCGTCCTCCGGGAGCCGCCAGCGACGACGGACGAGCACCTCGCCCGACTCCGCGATCGACCGCATGACGAGCTTCTGGAGCCCGTAGATGTCATGACGCCCGTCCGCGTCGCACGCCGTCGTGAGCGCCCAGGCTTTCCAGGCCTCGGCCGCGGCGCGGTTCGGTTCCGATGGCTTCGCCACGATCCCCCAGCCGACGGTCTGGTTCGCGATCGTCCCGACGGCTCGGCTCGCGTGCGGGTTGTTCCGCACGAGGTCCCGCGCATGATCCCGGAGCGACGCAAGGCTCGACCCCATCACGGCATTGGCATCGCCCGACGTCCGGCGCCAGCCCTGCGTCCTCCGTCCTGTCGAGGCCGCTTCGTAATGCCGTGCAAGCAGATCGGTTGCCACTCGCGCGCGCATCCGCTGGAGCCCGCGGCGCGGCGAGAGGTAGCCGATCGCTCGGTCGATCCAAGTTGCCGGTGTCATACGCCTTTACTCGTCGCCGCGAACCGGGTCCGGCTCGTGCCGGTCGCCGCCGCTTCTTCAGCCGCCACGATGCCGAGCATCTTGTCGCGGAGGGCGAGCATGTCCGCGATCGAGTTGAACGTGACCGACTGATCGCCGAACGTCATCGTCTTCGCCCCGCGCCCGTCCGCGATCGCCCGCTCGAGCGCCTCGACGTCTTCCGCTGTGAATGCCATCGCCTTACCGTCCCTTCAGCCACGACCCACGACCGCCGCCGAGCCAGCCCTGCGTTTTCCCTGGTGTCGCCCGCGCCGAGGTCGGCGCCGTGTCCCGCGTCGCCGGACGCGGCGTCGGTTGCCCCTGACGGACGGTCGGCTGCACGCCGCCCGCGCCGGCCTCGAGCTTCCGCCAGTCCGACTCCTGGAACCGATCGATCCCGACGACCGCCGCGGCCGCCCGTGCATACACCCGGCAGTCGAGCACGTGGTTCTCGCGGCCCGGGATCGGCTCCCAGGTCAGCTTGACGAACCCGGTGCGGGTCGACCGCTTCACAAGTTGTTCCGCCGTCAGTTGCTTGAAGTAGTCCTCACCGTGCATCGGGAACGCACAGAACCCGGGAGGCTCGGTCGCGCCGACCTCGCGCGCTTCGTCCGTCGGGCGGCCCAGTTTGAGCCAGCCGTAGAGCTCCGACTTCGCGATGCTCCCGACGACCGGCCAGACCCGATACCCCCGCTTCAACTTCTGGCCCTTCGCCGACACGTCGACGACGGACGGCGTCCCGATGAGCACGCTCCCGGTGTCGACGCCCTTCACAGCGATGACCCGCGAGAGCGGATGCTGTCGCGCCCAGTTGTAGACGACCTGCGTGTTGAAGCCGGAATCGACCGCGAGCCGGAGGATCGGCAGCATGACGCCGAGCGCCGACTGATACGACCGCGCGAGGAGCGCGTTCAGGTCGAACCACGGGCCCGTCTCCGACTCGTCGGACGTGTCGCCCTCGAGGATCCCGTAGTCGACCGACCACGACCGCTTCCCGCGCCCCCAGCCGACGACCTCGTACACGAGCCGCGTCTTCTGGACGTCGACGCCGGCCGTCAGGAAGAGCACGCCCGCGGGACACGTCCCGATCTCGTAGTCCTCGCGCCGGTGATAGAGCCGTTCCCATTCAGGCGCCTCGCCGCGCTCCTGCCACGTTTCGCCGAGGACCGTGTTGACGAACGTCTTCAGTTGCTCGGGTCCGCCCGCGTTCGCCTCGAGGAACTCCGCGGCGAGATGCCCCCACGTGGCATTCGGCGAGTAACTGTAGGCCGCCCAGATATGGAACGACGCGTGCCCGTTGAACGGGGCTGACGCCCGCCACTCGCCGGCCTCGACGATCGCTCGCTTGTCCTTGTGATCGATAACCCCGCCACAGGTCCGGCAGATGAAGTGCGCGCGCGCCGGCTGATCCTTCGGCCAGTGCATGAAATGCCCGCGTGGCTCCCCGTCTTCCGTCGTCTCGCGGCGAAACGTGAGATAGTCCATCGCGCCGCACTGCGTACACGGCACGTAGTAGCGTCGCTGGTCGCCCGCCTGAAACAACCGCTCGATCCGGCTCAGCCCGGCGATCGTCGGCGTGCTCCCGTAAATGATCTTGCGGTCCCAGTAGTACTCCGTCCGGCGGATGCCGAGCTTGATCTGATCGCCTTCCGTGCCGGCCGATGGAGGATACCCGTCGGTCTCGTCGAACCCGACGACCTTTCGCGAGACGCGCCGGAACCCGCGCGCGCTGTTCGCCCCGACCATCGACAGCGACCCGCCAGGGAACAGCTTGTGCAGGATCGTGTTCTCGCCGTCCTTCGACTTCGGATCCGAGACGAGCGGCGTCAGCGCCCGGCAGTCCCGGAGCATCGGCGCGATCTCTTCCTTCGAATACCCCTCCGCGTCCTCGATCGTCGGCTGGACGATCATGATCGGACACGGATCGTTGTGCATGTAGTACCCGACCGTCGCGTTCAGCATCTTCGTGTAGCCGACCCGCGCCGACTTCATGAAGGCGACCGACTCGACGAGCGGATCCGTGATCGCGTCCATCGGCCCGCGCTGGTACGGGAGCGTCTTCCAGCGTCCCGGCTCCGCGGCCGACTCGGCGGACAGGTAGAAGAACTCATCAGCCCAATCCGAGAGCTTCAACCGTCGCGGCGCCAGCCAGGCCGACATCACGGGAGAGTCGAGCGCCGGGATCACGCGGCCGCTCCCTTCGCGGGCGGCGACGGCGTGCCGAGTTCCTCGAGCGCCTCTCGCAGCAGCCCGGCGATCGTCGCGATGTCCGAATGCGACAAGTGCGGCAGACCCGCCTTGATCCGGCTCGGCACGGCGAGGATCTTCGTCTTCGCGAACGCGATCCGGGTCGTTTCCGCGAGATCCCGATCGGCTGCGTGCACGAGCTCGCCGGAGGCCTTCTCGAACTCCTGCTTCTTCCGCATCGCCGACCAGTACTTGTCGGCCTTCGTCGCGTCCGTCAGCGACATCGCCGGCGACAGGACCGGAGGCTGCTCCTCAGGCTCGACGACGTGCACCTCTGGACCACGCGTGCGGTCAGCATCCGGCAGAGCCGCGCTCGAGTCCGGCCGCTCCTTCTCCCGGATCGAGGCCCGGGTCTTGTCGGAATGCGCGTCCCAGGACCGATCCGCCGCGGCGAAGTCCCGGACGAACGGTCGCCCGCCCCGGTCGCCGAGCGCCTCGGCGAGCCAGCCCTTCTTCAGGGCTTTCGAGACCGCGTTCCGACTGACGCCTCGATGCTTGGCGTAGTCCGCGAACGAGCCCGATCCGGGAGTGTCAACCGCCGTGCTCACCTGTCACCCTCTGAAAGTCAACCGTCAACC